TCTAGTGGTAAAATAGGTTTTATTGTGCAAAGATACTCCATTAGAATCACTATCATTCCAACCTTGTTGACACACAAAATTAAATGCACGTGTATAAGCATCAACGGTTGGTTGAATGGTTTCTACCTGAATATCAAGTTTAAGTTTTACAGTTCTTATGAGTTTCATATATTAACCAAATTATATACAATAGCGTACACTAGCTATCGTATTTTGTCAAGCTGCTTGGCATACACAGTCAGACAATTTGCGGTGAAACCGATGTTATTAACCTTGTCCTGAGGGCAAGGTATCCGAGGGTAAAATGAAAGAATTAGATGTTGTAAGAGAAGTTATCAAAGACCGATTCAAAGGTATAGACGAACTAGAATCCATTTCATACGCACGTGGCTTTTTTAAAGGATTGGCTGTTTCTGGCATAAAGGGCAATAGTGCAAAAGTAATAGCATCAGCGGTTATAATTGAAGATAAGATTCTTGAAGCCGGTGTTACGTATATGGGGTTAAACATTGCCGAATCTGAAGAAAGCAAGAAAACTTCTTGACTTTTCGCAAGAAGTGTGGTAATGTGTAAGAAAAGAAAGGTGGAAGCGATATGATTAATTGGACAGACCAAAAAGCACCAAAAGACGGAACTATGATTTTGGCAGTTTTCAACAATTATCCAACGCCGTTAATGGCTATGTGGAATGAAGTACAAAAGCAATGGTGTGTTGCCGTACCACAGGTTGAACCGTATTTTGGGGAATGGAACGATTGTTATTTTGAAACAGAATATTTTGACGACAAAGATTTAAAGGTGTGGGCCGAAATAAAACAGCCTGAGCAAAGATAAAAATGAAAATATTAATCATAGACCCCCACGGAACGAAGATACACGAAGGAACAACAAACGTACACGCTAGGAATAGTCTTGTCTTATCGCAGTATCTTAACGCTGATTTAATGTATGACGAAGAAACTCAAACAGAAGAATTTTCAGGAAATAAATATGATGCAGTTGTATTCGTACACACAAGCGGATATGTCCAAGTCAAAAAGTTGCTTGAATACCTGTCAACAGTAGGCAATCCAAAATATTTTTATATAACAAACGAATACAATTTAGGAGACCCCGTTACACTTTATTCTCTTTGTAAAAACAATGGGGTTGAATATGAAGTAATTGCCAACTATCCACAAAGCATAATGCCACCATTTATCTTGAGTAAAGATTCAATATCAAAGTGGAATAACGTAAATCTTAATTCTCTCATATATAAAAAAATACCTAAAATTGTCGAGCTTTTTGAACCAAAGAAAAGCGGTATAATATACTATGGAACATTCAGAAAAGACAGAGCCGTTTATTTTGAAAAGTATTTCGATAAAAGAATTTACGTGTCCACGTCGAGAAAGAACACTGAAAAATATAGGGCAGCAGGATTGGACGCATCTTTTGTTGGTGCATTGCAGTGGAGCGGCAAGAAAAGAAGAATCGACAACTTCAAGGCATCCCTATACCTAGAAGACGTAACCACCCATAGCAACTATAACTATCTAGCCAACAGGTTTTACGAAGCACTGAGTTTCAGCGTTCCATGTGTTTTTGACGAATCGTGCTGCAACACAATAAGACTGTCCAAATATCCAATAAGCAGCGACTTTATAATAAACAGCAAACAGGAACTGCACGAACTCGCAGAAGCAATACCTGAAGATTTTGAATACAGCGAAGAAATACATGCCATGGCTGAGTTTGAAAAAACTGAAACACTTAAACAAATAGAAGAAATAGTATGCAGGTAAACCCATGGTGAAATCCTTTGGATGGATTCTTAACAAAACCCTATAGTACCCACAAAATATTTTTACACCAACCTTTTCCCTGAATTCAAAATCCTCCCAACACCTTCCTTATATCGTGCCATTATAAGTCGGCACGCCTATAAACAATATGTGTCGCTCCCACACATTTAAACAGGGGAAACAACAACAAAATCGTATATTGTAAATAAAATATTGGGGGGAGGCCACCTTCCCCACCTTCCGAACCTTTCGTACCTACCCCCCCTTCCCCACCTTCCGCATGGTGCGCACCTCCCTTACCTTCCGTATGTTCAGCATCTACCGTACCTTCTTGACCTTCCGGTAGTTCCCAGCCTTCCGCATGTATCGTACCTTCAGCACCAAGCAATAATCATGCCATTTCTGTCAAATAAAAAAATAAATTTATTTTCTGCAAAGCTTGGCACGGTTTGTGCTTGTGTGGCTAGAAATAGCCGGGCATTGGTCAAATATAACCAACCTTGTTTATTAATCAAATTAACAACTTAAAAGAATTTGTCTGTTTTTAGCCTAAGTAATAGCCTATACCGGAAAACCTTGTGCCTTTGCGCTTTTGTGTAACTGCATGAATTTGTTGTGGTTTGTGTTTTTGGCATAGTGTATGCAATACATTATAATAAAAACAAAGGGAGGCAAGAAGCATGAACAAAAAAGAATGCACATCTTGTAAGTTTTTTGACGCCAGCCTTGACGGCACTCGTGGAATCAATAATCGCAAACTAACCGGATGTACTAATGCATACGGGCCACATTTTTTCCAAGGTGAAACTACCTGTTCACTGTGGAGCGAAAAAGAGGTGAACGCTATGACAAAAGAAGAACTAAGAAAAGAAGTGGCAACTTCTCTGTGTTGTGACGAGTACGAACTTATAGGAGAATCAATTGAGAGGGTATTAAACGATATGGACGGGCGCGGAGGTGTTGTTGTCTTTTGGGGTTGCGTTCAACACCTACTTAATGAAACTTTTTAAACAGGAAGCGTATGACATGACGAAGTTAAACAGAAAAAGGAAAAACGGTAGCTGGGTATTATCGGGAACATACCTAGCATATAGGGCCAGCGGAGGGACACTTTCACCTATGGCATGGAACAAAAGAATAACCGAACTTAATCAGGAGGCATCATGTACCTATCACAAAAAAACCGAAAAGAATTTAAAGCGGCCATGAAGGGTGATATCTCAAAGGAGCGACACTATAAAAGCCAAGCGGACCGAAGGTATATAAGGCTTATAAAGAATAGTGAAAAGTACTATCAAACTTCATACCGAAAAATTACGGGTAATCAATTGAGGCGAATGATATCAGTTTAATCAAAAAATTATTTTCAAGGAGGCGTACAATGAAGTGCATAAACTGTAACCAGGAGTTTTTAGAAGGAATGAAAGGGTATGAAACTAATGATGGAACAGTATGTCTAAATTGCCTATTAACTCAATATAATAGTTGTGAGGAGTGCGGAGACTATTACCTTGAAAATGAATTACAAGTAATTGATGGTCGATCCTTATGTCAAGACTGCATCGATGAAAACCTTGTCGAATGCTCTGACTGTGGGGAACGAGTGTCAACCGATGAAACATATACAACCGAGGGAGGCGATATAATCTGCGAGGATTGCTATAATAGAAACTATTTTATGTGTGAGGATTGCAATGAAATATATCATTGTGATTATATGACAACAGTTTATGATTCACGTTATTGCGAGGAATGCTTTTGCGAGAACTTTACATACTGCGAGCAATGCGGGGAGGCAATAAACAATGACTATATAATGTATTGTGAATATGACGATTGTTATTATTGTGAAAATTGCTATCCTGAAAATCAAGGTTCAATTGGCCGCTATGATAGGACATTAGCGCATATTTTCGCATCAATGCGAGGCGATACTCCTGTTTATAGGCATTGCAATTCCGACAAACTTTTGTTTCTGGGCGTTGAGTTGGAAGTTGAGTGCCGAAATAACGATCGGGGAGAAACTGCTGAAAACTCCATTGGCATAGTTCACGATTCAACTGAATTTAAAGATGATGGATCGCTCAATAATGGCTTTGAGATTGTAACTCAACCCTTCACCCTTGAATATCACAAAAAAGAGTATCAATGGGAGGCACTTTTAAAGCAACTTGTCAATGACGGGTGCCTTTCACACAATGTTTCAACTTGTGGATTACATATTCACGTCAATAACTCTTTTTTAGGTAAATCTCAAACCGGAATTTGCATCTCACAACTCAAAATTTTGAAAATCTTTGAACGATTTTGGACTGAACTTTACAACTTTTCACGGCGTGACAATATAGGGTATTGTCAAAAAAACAATAATGTTAAAACCATTAACGGATTGAATTATGAGAAACAAGCGGGCCGATATTATGCTGTTAATATCTCCGGTTATGAAACTACAGAATTTAGACTGTGGAAAGGCACTTTAAAGTATAATACCCTAATAGCTACTTTTCAGCTAACTGATAGCATAGTACGGTATTGTGTATCTCATTCCGTTAGTGAGTGCTCCAGGGTTTCTTGGAATGACTTAAAAGATTATTGCATCAAAGGAAATAAAGAACTTAAAACATATATGAAAGAGAGGAATTTATAATATGTGTATAATTGCTTATAAACCGATAGGGATTGAACAACCGTCAAAAACCATATTAAAGAACTGTTTCGCCAATAATCCAGATTATTGTGGTTATATGTATGCAGAAAATAACCAGGTACATATCAGAAAAGGATTTTCAGGTGTTAGGGCTTTGAGAAAATCAATTAACGAGAATGTCAAAGACATAAAAAATACTCCCATTGTGTACCACTTTAGAATCGCCACAAGTGGCATAATAAAGCCGGGCAATTCTCATCCCTTTCCTTTGTCAAATTCTGTAACTGATTTACAAAGTTTAGAAATATCATGCGATACCGGGCTAGCGCATAACGGTATTTTTCAGGGACTTGGAGACAAGTTTATTTCTGATACAATGGAGTTTATTAGAGATACATTGTCACGGTTTTCTTTTGATGAACTTTGTAGTATTAGGGTTTTAAACTTGTTAGACATGGCCCTTGAAGGTAACAGGGTTGTAATTTTGAACGGAGACGGAGACGTAATAACTTTTGGTAACTGGGTAAAAGATGGGGCTATATTGTTTTCAAATTCAACCTATAAAATAGAGCGCAGAAACTTTTGGGAGGGATTTTCGAAGGGCAATAAAAAAGACTATTACAGCTATAACGAGCCATATTATGATACATTGATTGACGATCCGGAAGAGTATATAGAATGCAATGTTTGCGGTGTTATAGTGCATAAAGAAGGTATGAAAGACGGTATATGTACGGAATGTTATGATAGGTATTTTAAAGATGAGTGTAAACAATGGAAGGGCAATTTGCTAACAGAGATTCCCTTCTAACCACAAGGTAATTATTTTCCTATGTGGGCAAGTAATTAAGTCTATAATCGCCGGGGTCAATAGATTATAGATTAATAGATTAAAAAACTAAAAAGTGAGGTGGTATTATGAAACTAAAAAGAGACGTTAAGTTAAAAGATGGCAGGGAGTTTCGCAAAGGTGAAAAGGCAAGCGTCAACTTTATCCAGAAGGGTTTTTCTCATTACTTAGAGGTGACAGTCAAGGGTGAAACTTTTAAAACAAGGGCACACAAAGGAAGTAATATGTTAACCGGATTTTCAAAAGAACCAAGTGTCGAAACGCTTGAACGCTGGTCAAGCGACTGCGGGTGCGAAAGTATAACGGGGAAGTGGTGCGAGCCCGACGGTTACGGGTCTGACGGATCGCCATCATGGCTTTTGGTATTAGGTTATATTTAAAGATTTTCTAACCATAGTTTTCTTTTTCGGGGGAGGTACGACAATGAAGCATTATATGATACGCGTTCCTGGTTGGGTGTATGCTATGGATGCATACGGAATAAACAAGCGTGATGCAATAGACCGATTCAAGGAAAGTGCAGGACTAAATAGAATGCCGAATGGCTTTGCAATCTGGAGGGTGTAACAATGGATAGGGGCCAAAAGATGTTTGACTAGATAATGGATCGCTTGCGGAGATATTGTTGATGGCATTAAGTGATTTTTAGTCATTGATTAACATTTTGAATTATGCTAACATCAAATAAAAAGAGGTGATAAAATGATAAGAACAAAATTAGCGAAAAAGGTATTGACCAAAAAGGAACAACGGCACTTGACGGACTCCGGTATTAATTCAATGCGAGCAATGAAAGAACAAATTGAATACATGCGGAAGTTAAACCCCAAGTCGCCGGGTCACGTCTGTTGGGACTGTTGGTTCATTGGAAAAAACTAGGATTGCCAGAATAAAAAGAACCTATGGAAAGGAGAAAAAGACAATGAAAAGATTAATGATAATGAACGAAGGATTACAGGCATGGATTAACCACCGGACAGAGGCGCAAAGTCCCTACAGTTACTATTCGCTCAGCCATATTTACTGGGTGAGAGGCTGGCTTTGCGGTTACATGAAAGAATGTAGTTAATTTTCTAACCAGGATTTATTTTTTAGGAGGTGTCAAAATGAAACTTTCGCAAGTAAAGGAAGCACAGCAGGATTGGTTTTCAAGAAAGAATAAAAAGTTTTTTGGAGATGTAGATTACCGGGTATTACATGGGAAAGCAACGGGCAATGCGTTTTTGGTGAGGTCAACTTATAGATGGAGTGATATGTTTGGACAAGACAAGAAACTTGTCTGGAAAATAAACGAATTGGATCAGGACACCTGCAAAATAAGGTCATTGATTGATAAAGATTTTCGTGATATTGATAGCGTGAAAGATTGGTTGAAGTTCAGCTAAAACAGATTAAGAACGGGTGAAAATGAAAGGGGTGCAAAATGAAAAAGCTAACCCAAAAAGTAGAAAAAGAAATTATTGCATATATAGAAAACCACCAACCACAAGTTGACTGGGGCAATGATTTTGATAAAGATTCACTTGTCAAGATTCTTGAAAATGGTATGGACGATTACACTTCAGACCTTTATGAATATAATCTTGACTATATATGCGAGCTTGAAGATTATCTCATAAAGGATGTTCAAGAAAATTGGCCTGATTACGATGAAGACCAGATTGAGGATTTATGCAAAGAATATGTTTGCATAGATATGAACCTGAAAAACCTTCCAGGGATCGGGAACTATGTTTGAAAGGGTAACATATAGGAATATGACATTGCCGTTGAATGAAGGTAAGTATGATTATATCAGAATAACTGCCGATGTTTTACAACACTATAGCATGGCAGATGTTTATGGCGGGTCGGATTTTATTAAAGGTGGAAATGTTAAGATTGAAAAATAAACCTATGGAAAGGAGATTAAGATAATGGACGAACAAAAAATTACAGAAGCACAAGCAAAGAGCTTTGACCAGCTACACGAATCAATTGTAAGTTGCGCTCAAGAATCGGAAAATCTTGGACTTGGGCCAATAGCCTGTATTCTGTTTACGCTTGCAGGGTTGATGTGTTCAGGAGAAATAACCGGATTAAGATTGACAGAAAAGCTCGCAAACCAGGCAAGGGACATTGCGATCGAGGCAAAAGAGGAACTTTTCAGCGGTGAACAGGTTGGTAGATTACAATAAAAAAATCGTCAATCAATCGTCAACCAGTGAAAAATATTATTGTCAACCACATTGAAGCGATTTACTAAGAAAGGAGAATGAAGACCATGAAAATAGTTATTAATATCAAAACAGATAATTCAGCGTTTCAAGAAAACGCAGACGAGCTACAGGATATACTGGTAGATGCCGTGGAGCACATTGCACAAAGCAATATAAGGGAAAGGTTTTTGTATGACAGCAACGGCAACAAGGTGGGAAACTTTAAGGTAATAGGAAAATAAATCTATGGCAAGAAGAAACCAAAAGAAAGGGGATTAAAAATGATTATAAAATTCATAGCAAAGGACGGACGGGAATTTCTAACAAAGTCAGGCGGAGATATGCGAATAAAATACCGTGGCAGGAAGATCAAAGAACGCTGACCGCCGGTCATTAAATGACCAAAACATTGATATTTTTAACCGATATATCCCTTGTTGGCGAAGTTGACTAAGCTACCGTAAAGATTGAATATAAAAAATTGTAGATTTTATAAAAAATGACCAAAAGGGGGCTAAAATGATAGAAAATGGATGGACAAGAGAAATTTCAAAGCTAAAACAGGAAAACGAGAGACTAAAAAGGATAGTTTCAAACTACGAAGCAATGGAAAAACTTCGCCAGGATGGGTATATCCGACCACAAAAAGACCTGAAAGGTTCGATTGAGGAAAGCTGTGATCCTTTGGTGGCGTGAGTTTCGGGATTTTAGGGGGGAACGAATGGGATGATTTTTCGCTGTAAGTTGCTGATTAGATTACTATATTGCAGATTAGGGGCGCCGGGGAAGCGGCCTCACCCTTCTTTTCCCTTCCAATTTTCAGCCACTTACGATTTTTATGTTGTTAATTTTCTTTTTCTTGTGGTGTTTTATTTTCGGATGTGATAGGGTGTTGTTTAGATGTTGTTATTATATGGGAGTGAAGGGGCGTATCAAGTACTCTTCTAACCATAGGGTTTAGTTTTTTAGTAAATAAAAAAGGAGGTGTGTAATGCCAAAGAAGGCGGCAGCATTAGACATTAAAAGCGTTCGTGAAATTAGAAATGGGAGAAAAATAAGAATTAATAAGATGGTTTTTGATATAACTGGAAGTGATGAAACTGGGGAAGAATTCTCTTTAACCCACACAAAGCGAAATTATGGAGATTACCTTAAAAACTGCAATGCGGCCACTGACGGTCTCAATTACGATGCCTATCCCGTATATTCCGATTATTTCACCCACATTAGGAATTCGGAAGGAATTGCGCTTTTTAATAGACGTGATCTAATTTCGCTTATTGAAACTAGAAAGTTTGTTATATGGTAGAGCGTATTGAGGGGCATTTCTAACCACAAGGTTTTAGTTTTAAAAAAACAAACAGGGGGTACAGGGAAATGAAAAACTTTGTAAAGAAAAACAAAATAAGTATCAGTGTTGAGTGGGCCGATGAGAACAAAAATGCACCGGACTGGAAAAACGCCAACCATTACAAGGTCACACTCAAGCGTTCAGGTAGACAGCTAACAACATACTTTTCGCAGGGTTATGGTATAAGCGGAGAGCCAACAACAGAAAGTGTCCTTGATGCTCTTGCCTCTGATAGTTCTGGGGTTGAAAATGCGCGTTCCTTTGAAGATTGGGCCGATGAATATGGATATGACACGGACAGTCGGAAAGATGAAAAACTGTTCAAGGTTTGCGAACGACAGGCCGATAAGTTGAAGCGCTTCTTGGGTGATGAACTATACGAAGACCTTCTATGGAATACGGAAAGATTATAGGCTTCAAAATTTAGATTGATTAGTGTATATAGGGGATAAAAGTTTTAAGGGCATGTCTAACCATGATTGTTTATTTTTCAAATAGCAAAGAAAAAGCTTGACATTGCATATTTCAGGGTGTAGGATTAAATCAAAAAGGGGGTTTAACATGATCGAAAAATGCGAAAGATGTAAAAATTGGGAAGTTAGAAAAATAGGTAGCATTACCTTTGATTATGGTTTTTGTTCTTTTTTAACAGGCGAAGGGTGGGGGCTGGTGCGAATAATGGATGTTGACGGATATTTAACAACGGGTGAAGAAATTGTAACAAAGCCTGATTTTTGCTGTAACAACTTTGAAGCGAAGGGAGAATAGAGCGATGACGGAACAAGAAAAAGCGGAAAGAAGAGAAGCAAGGAAAGCGGATCGAGAAGCCAAAAAAGAACTTGACCGCATTGAATCAGAGAAGAACCAAAAACCTATCAAGACTATAACCATTACTATCGAATGGAAGCGGTCACGAACCTGGGGGTCAAATCCTAACGCCGAAGCTTCTGTAGAATATCAAGATGGTCATTATGAACGCCGTGATGGGTATAGGTGTAGTGGTTGTGGGTATGATAAGGAATCAACCGTCATTGCTGATATTTTCAACGATTTTCTGAAATACAAGCTTTGGGGTTTGGGAATAGAAAATATCAGGGGTGGGAACGGGAGTCTTGACGATGGCCCAGCTCCTTATGGTATCCACGTTTACGGTGATGCTAACCCTGGGTATAGTGGTGGTATTGGAACAAATTGTTATTATCGCATTGCTGAATTTATCGGTGGAAAGTTTGAACGCATAGCAAGCGGTAAGACTTTTGATGTTTATAAATATACGGATGGGATTTCCTAACCATGGATTATTTGAAAAGGGGGTATCATGGAAGTCACTAGAATTTATACCGAAAAAGATGTCACCTTGACCATAAAAAGTCAATTACCACGTGTTAAGGGTGACAAGGATGTTGTGGCAATACAAAAAGGAACACAGGCGATCACACTAACGGAACAAGAAGCAATGGAACTGTCTAACTTGTTAGACTTGTCGTTTAACTATTGATGGGAGGTGCAAAATGCAAGTAAAATTTCACAATTATGGAGAATATTCAAGTGACAATTACGGAGCGCATACCCTGTGTTTCACAGATTCAAGGGGTAATGATTTTTATTATTCTTACAAAACGCTTGTGGCATTCAGGGGAAGCAATGGCCTTGTGGTTCATCAAAATCGGTGGGGAACCACTACGGGGAAACATCTCAATTGGATTGATGGGGGCCAAAAGGATTCAAGGGTTGATAACGAGACTTTCAAAAAACTATACCAAGAACAATTTGGTACAGATTAGGAGGCAATGAAATGGACGAGTGCATAAAACAACTTGGTGAATTAAAACTTAGCATTTTGTTTGAAATATCTGACGATTTGGATAGCAAGCTGAACGAAAACGTACTTGCATCAGCTAATTACCGATTAGCCCTTGATTCAATAAATCAGGCAATCGAATTTTTAAAGATATCTAACGAACATTTAAAACGGGGGTGATTAAAGTGGATTACCCAGTAGCGTGTGATTTATGTAAAAAGAAACCGAATGGCAAAGAAGTATATCTTATAAAGGTTAGATTGGTTCAAGCCGAAAGCGTTGGCAGACCAAAATATATAACACTTTGCGCTGATTGCCATCCGGGTACAACAATTTGTAAGCTTTTGCACACAATGGAGGTGAAAAAATGAAGATAACGATAATTACAAGAAGGTGGATTAACTATGATGACGTTCCCCAGTGTGATGTTTTCGTTGGCAGGACAAGGGACAAAGCGATTGAAAGCGCAGTTGAAATTATGGAAGACTGGTGGCAGGGCTTTGCAGAAGGTGATCCAAGTCTTGCTTCAAACGACCTTATTTACAGGGAATATGTTAAATTCTGGGAACCTGAAGAAGCGTGGGATATCCAGGAACAGGGAATATAGAACGGGGAGGTGTGATTATGTTAGAAAAGATTAAAAGATTGGAAGAGCGCATTATGGTGCTCGAAAAACTGGTTGAAAATTATGAACGGATGGACAGGATTCGGTGTGGTGGGGTTGATTCAGTTTACAGGGAAATTAAGCCACGCCTTGATTATGAGATTGATGGCGAAGAAGGGGAAAATTAAACTTCTTACCAATGGGTTTTGTTTTCGTTAAAGATTTTACTTGACACTATATAAATTATAGCATATATTAAAATCAAAGGAGGTGCGAAGTGGAACACGTATCATATAATGAAACACTATATAAATCAAAAAGCATTGGAACCGTAGCGAAAGCGTATCTCAAAAAGCTTCCGCCTGAAGTCAACACTCTTGTTTCAAGGGGATATAGTGGTTGTTCGATAGCCGCCGCTATGTTGGCATTGTCAAAGAAACCGCTAACCCATATTGCAATAAAGAAAGCCAAAGAACGAACGCATTCAGATGTGGCGGGGCTATATTTTCATGGGAGGACAGTTGGGGCAATCGTTGACGATTTTGTTTCTTCTGGTGCTACGGTTCGAGCGATTTTAAGGTGGGATAAGAAGCACAGAGATATTATAAAGTATATTGTGGTTGGATGGAAGTCTGTTCATTATTATACGTCATTTGACATTCCGGTAATTGAAGTTGAAAAGCGTAAATAACCTTCCATCCATGGGGTTTTATTTCTAACCGAAGGGGGCTACAAAATGAAATCTGACCTAATCGAAGCGTTAAAATGTACAGGGTTTTTGATGTTTGTTGGGGTGATGCTTTTTACTTTATTACTGATTTGAAAGGAGAACCGAAATGATTGACAACACGCAAGATGTAATTGACAGCAGGGATATAATTGAAAGATTGGAAGAACTTACGGCAGAAGAAGAGGGTCTAATTGCAGACATTGAAGAAGCCGATGCAGACGAAGAGGCTGAAGCTAAGGAAGCGTTAAATTCCTGGCTTGAAGAAAACGGGGATGAACTTGACATCTTGAAGGAATTAAACAACGATGGAAGCAACTTCCCTGATTGGGATTGCGGTGCTACCCTTATCAACGAAGATTACTTTGAAGAATACTGCGAAGAACTATGTAAGGATATTGGAGACATTCCCTCTGACTTACCGTGGTATATAGCAAATCACATTGATTGGGAAGGGGTTGCCGAAGAAATTAAACAGGACTATGGAACGGTTGAATTTGATGGGCAAACATTTTACATTAGGGCGTAGATTTTGCTTGACTTTAACAGAACAAGATGATATGCTTAAATCAAAAAGGAGGTGCAAAAATGAAAAACGTAGATATCAAAATGGAAAAGGATATCATGGTAATCAAAGTTGATACCAAGAAAGATTTCGGCCCTTCTAAATCAGGAAAAACGATTATCATAGCAAGCACAGAAGGGAATAAGGAAATTGATGGTGTTGTGATCGGATTGAATGTTTACAGGCATAGATAGGGAACCCCAAAAATAAAAAAGGGGAGGAGATTAGCAATGCAGGCTACAGCACAACGAAACAGAATGTTGTCGAAATCGGTGATGCGAATGTCATATGAAAAACTGTTCCTGAAGGAAGTGGCTAAGGAAGAAGCGGTGGATGTTTCAAGTGAAATACTGCGGGTATCCAGGAAGATTAATTCGTTTAAAAATAGGATAAAGAAAGGAGAATAACTATGAAAAATTTAGCGAAGGTACACTACAAAAAGGTAAAGGGAAAGTACGTTATTGTGCAATTTGAGGGGTTTAAAACTACGTGGGAAATATCTGAAGCCTATGGCGACACTGTTTTTGAGAAGTATGTTGATACGCCACAAAGAATGTATCGGCGCGAGGATTCGGTTGAATTTATGGGTGAATCTAAGACGGTGTATTCTGTAAACCAAAAAATGGGCAAGAAATCCTTCATTGAAATGATCGACCTAATGAAAGAAGCGGGTCAAAACCTTGTAGACTCAATAAGAAAAGCAAGGGAACCAGAAATTAAAATCATAGAAATATAGGTGTGACCATGAAAACAATTATAGCAACCAAGACAAACACAAAGATAACGTCATTCAGGGAAGACGACGAAGTTGATGATTGTGTCGAAACGTATTCTAGTGATGGATATGTGGTTGAAGTTCGAGAATTGACAGAAGAAGAAAAAACGTTAGTCGGGGGTGACTAAGTGAGGCTTGGGATAATAGTAAACGAAAAATGTATTTGGAAGAGACACTTGGATGAAATTATTAGGCGACGTTCTGATGGTGGTTTTTATGAGGCATCTATGCCGGATGACTACAATATGTACAAGGCATGGGCTGACCTATTAAGCGGAACGCACCATTGGTATTTCAGGGAAATCGTTAAGCTACCCAAAAGGTGGTGGCAAAAAACTCAGAGGTATCAAAGAACGGGCTTTATTTGGGAACCATTAAATAGAAACGAGTTTGACATTATTACAAAGGAGGAAGAAATAAAATGTGGATAGCAATATTTATAGCTTGCATGTTGGTGGTTCTAGTGTGGTGTTTATGTATAATCGCAAGCAGGACAGACGAAGAAATAGGGAAGATGATGGAAAAAGACGAAGATTAGGCTTGACATTAACGGCCTTGTGTGATACAGTTTAACCAAAAGAATGGAGGTGTAAAAATGAAACGTGAATTAGCAGAAGCAATTGTAGAAGCTCTGAATGAATCCGGTTTTGAGGCTGAATTGTATGAAGATTATTCAGGCAGAGGAATGTACGGAAGAACCTGTACGGGGGTTAGCCTTGAAGGTGACATAGCGGATGCTCTTGAAGCTGTTATTTCTTGTGCCGACAAATTTGTGGACGAAGACCTTGACCCTAGGTTTAGCGTTGGAACCATACACAGCGATTCGCTTGGGTGTGGAACGATAATTTATTAGGAGTTTAAATGAAAGGATATTCTTGCATAGGTCTCCATTTACCAAAGGACAACAATAACATTGGTAGCGTCCTTCGTGCCTGTGGAAACTTTGGTGTTTATATGCTTGCCATTTCAGGAAGACGATATCGGAAAGCACCAACCGACACTATGAAACATCATAGGCATATGCCACTTTTACAGGTGGATGATTTACACAGCATTGTTCCTTATAATTGTGTTACCGTAGCGGTTGACTTGATAGAAGGTGCTATTGACCTTAGAAATTATGTCCACCCAAAACAAGCCTTCTATATCTTTGGCCCTGAAGACGGAACTCTTGGCGATGAAATCACTTCTTGGTGTAAGGATACAATCTACATTCCAACGAATCAGTGTATGAACTTGGCTGGAACGGTTCATGTTGTTTTGTATGACAGGCTATTGAAATGCGGATAACTGTTTGGCAAAGGTTTAATCCAAAAAAGAATGCATGGGAACACAACCACGTATCTGAAGGATGGGGAAACGGGGATTTTCCAACACCAAAATCTGAGTTGCAGAAGAAGTCTTGGCCGAAAGGGGTTTGGAAAAAGAAATTTGGGTATTTAACAGATAACACAATAATATATAGGGGATAATTATGAAAATTAGAGATGCACACGAAAAGTTAAAGAAGATGGCAGATAACAGACACTGTAACACAAGTTATTGCATTTCAAAATACAAACACAGGGAAGATGACGTGGTTAGTTGCTGTGTTTACATTGAAGGTTTTGGGCATTGTTTTGCAACCGATTTCAAAACAGCGCTTTTTAAAATGAAAGCACAAATTGCAACCGGAAAAGTAGAAGAAGACCAGGAGGAAGGATAATGGAAGACGCATTGATAGTAGTAGAAAAACTTGATGTTGCTGTTGTTTTCACGGAAGACGGCATGGGAAATCTTTTAGAACAAATAGAAAAAAGGGCGATGTCTTTTGTTCCAGACATTTCGACAGACCAAGGACGTAAGGATTTAAAGTCGCTTGCACATAAGGTAGCCCGTTCAAAAACCATTATAGACGACCTTGGAAAGGATATGGTTGACGATTGGAAGAAAAAGGCGAAGGTTATTGACGGATACCGGAAGGAAGCAAGAGATTTTCTTGACGAACTGAAGGATAAAGTCAGAAAGCCACTTACCGAATGGGAAGAAGAACAAAAGGCGATAGAACAAGAAAAGGCAAGAAAGGAATTAATTAAGAATCAGGAGCGTGTTGACAACCTACAGAAATATGGCGTAGTTCTTCCATACATGGAAGTTTCGCTTATGGAAGATGAAGAGTTTGATGCTGTTTTCACTAAGGCCAAGGCTGAGTTTGAAGAAAAAGAAGGGTTGAGACTCAAAGAAGAAGCACGGCTTGCTGATTTACAAGCAGAGCTTGATAGGAAGGCAAAAGAACAAGAGGAAAAAGAAGCGGAACTGAAGGCAAAACAAGAAGCGTTTGAAAAAGAAAAACGTGAAGCTGAAGAAGCTAAAAACCGTGCCGAATTTGAAGCAAAAGCAAAAGAAGAAGCACGACTCTTAGCTGAAAAAGAATTAAAGGAAAAGCTTGAACGTGAAGCAGAAGAAAGGGATGCGCTAGAACAGATCAGGAAGGATGCTGCAATTCGTGAAGAAGCCTTAAGGCCAGACAGGGAAAAATTGCTTGCATTAGCTGATAGGATACGATGGATAGAACCTCCAGATGTGGTATCTGATGAAGCAATTATTGAATCTAGAAATGCTCTTGCTTCTATACATTCGGTAGCTGATACGCTTACAAAAAGAGCGGAAGCAATGAAATAACGATTAAAACCAAAGGAGAACTAAAAATGAATAAAGAAACTGTTGAAATGGAATTGACAAAAAAAGACGAAACACAGGCGGAGGTTACAGCACCAAACAAGCAAGATGCGTTCTTAGACTTGTTGGAGCGACTTGTAACCAACCCAGATGCAGATGTTGAAAAAATGCAACGCATCATAGACATGCAGGAACAGGTTCTTGACCGAAGCGCAAAACAAGCATTCAATGCAGCAATGACACGAGCGCAGAACAAAATTGAACTTGTTGTGGCAAGAGAAAAGAACGAACAGACCCACAGCACCTACGCCGACCTTAAGGCGGTTCTAATGTCTGCCAAACCGATATATACCGCAGAGGGTTTCTCTCTTATGTTTTACGAAGGTGAAACACCAAAGGAAAACCACATCAGGATTTGTGTCGATATCATGCACGAACAAGGCCACACTGAAAAACGACACGTTGACATGGCAATCCAAACAACCGGAATTGCGGGGAAGGCCATGATGACACAAATACACGGGGAAGCATCTGCGTTTATGTATGGAAGGAGATATCTTACCTGTATGATCTTTAACATACCAACAGGTGACGATGACGATGGGAATGCCGCAGGTGATGTTGTCTATATCAGCGAAAAACAAATAGAAGAATTAACGAAAGAACTCAAGGCAAGAGCTGGTGTTCAGAAGTTCCTTGAGCACATCAAGCTTGAGTCTCTTGCAAAAATTCCTGCCGATAAGTTTGAAAAGGCAATGAAAACAGCCCTCATGGGCAAGAAAAAAGAACGTCAACCCGGAGAAGAAGGCTAGTGAAAATTGTAGAATGTGTCCAATACAGTCCAGAATGGTGGCAAGCAAGGGCGGGGGTTCCAACTGTTTCTCAATTCGCAAAAGTTGCCACTAAAAAGGGAATAGCCTCCGAATCAAGACGTGGATATATAAATCAACTTGCCGTTGAATATATAACCGGTAAACCGGCAGGTTCTACGTTTATGAGCTATGCCATGAAAAGGGGGCACGAAGAAGAAGGCAAGGCTAGGAGCTTGTTTGCTTATATAAATGACATTGATGTAATTCAGACAGGGCTAATCTTTCCAGATGAACAACGCCGCTACGGTGCTTCTCCTGATGGACTTTTGGTTAACTCTGGTCTTGAAATCTATTGTCCTGAAAGTCCGGTAGCTGTAGAATGCTTTCTTCATCCCGAAAAAGCTCTCGATCTTTCAGGCAAGTATCAGCAAATCCAGGGTTCACTACTAATTTCAGAGTATGACTTCTGGAATTTCATGGTTTACTACGATGGGCTAGACCCACTAATAATGGAAATTCCACGTGATGAAAAATACATAGACAAACTCAGAAAGGAATTGGATGACTTTGTTCTTGAAGTTGTGATGACAGTCAAACAATTAAAGGCAAGAATTGGAAAATAGTCTTGACTTAACAACCCTAATGTGGTATAGTTTAACCAAAAGAATGGAGGCAGGAGATGAGAAGCACCAAGTTAATTCATGTTAACGATATAAGAATGGACAGGCATCCGTTAAATGAAAGCACACTTTCTTTAATAAAGCATATGGAGCGTGGTGGTTCAGTTCCGCCCATAAAGGTGGCAAGACTTAAGGGGGGAGGGTATTTGATTCGTGATGGCAGACACAGAGTAACGGCATCTAAACTATTGGGCAGAAAAAGCATTGAAGCTAAATTTAGTGAAACACCGCTAAGTGCATGAAAGGATTAATTGAATGGACGAATCTTATGCTGTAATTCTAATAATAGGGGTAATAATCGGGTACTTTTTAAAGACACTCGACATTGCGTCTGAAAAACGAAGGATGCGGAATCAACTGAGCCGGTGGTCGTGGCCAAAGGAAACGAAATGAAATTTAGACGAACAGGAAAAGCTACAGTAGAAGAAGTTGTGCTGTTTTTACTTGTATGCACCATGGTATTTCTTCTTATCTTTAATACCTATGTTCTTGAAAATTCAAAAGCATCTCTATCTGTCTGTAATGAAATGCTTATAGTGCAAGAAAAACTTATCGTTGGGTTGTTGGTTGAATTAGACGCAACAAAAACAGCATCCATTATAAAAACAAGAGACAGAATAATCCAACTACAACCTAAACTAGACTCATCAATAGCCACTGAAATAGCCGTATCAATAGAAGATAATTGCAAAAAATATAACATTCCAAGTAATTTAGTAATCCATTTAATAAGCAGGGAAAGTAGCTTTAACATATTTTCTCGGTCAAACAAGGGCGCAATTGGTTTGATGCAGGTACGATTTTCTGTCCACAGAAAAATGCTTAGGGAAATGGGAATACCAAACGTCTATTCGCTATATCACATAGACAACAACATCAATGCAGGGTGCAGAATATTGTCGCAACGCCTATCTAAATCAAAAAGTGTGTCTGACGCCCTTCAGGGATATGTTGGTGCTAAGAACAAAAGAACAAAACAGTATGCAAACGACATCATAGGAATGATGGACGAATATAAAATAAGCGGAGGTGAAGCATGAAAATTGATTGGGACACAGAATTGATAGCGTACATTGAAGACGGGGAAAGTTACTACGATTGCCTTAAACGACTTATAGACGAATGTGGAACACAGCAAAGGGTTGCCGATATGTTGAAGATAGACGTAAGAAGCATATCCAACCTATTCTACAGCGTTGAGCATCAAACACAGAATGGGAATCAGTCAAAGGCTGTAGTAAACCACACAAAAAGATTTTTAGATTCAATCCACAGGGGTTTAATTTCCAAGGGTGTCAACATTACAAGGGAAGGTCTTATTTCCTTTCTTAAGTCATCGGAAGGACAGGAATTTATAAGGGCAAAAATAACTTTGGGGGTGTAGCAATGGACGAGTTAATAGAAGAATCGTTTGAAATGTTGGAAAGAATTCAAGCAAAACTAAAAGAGATACGTGATATATCAGAAGTAGATGATGAAGTAAGCCATAAAGAAGAAGTTGAAGACATACAGTATTGGCTAAATGACCTTTGTAATAGGTTGGGGTTGCTATGAATCTAACAATCGTAGGGGTGGTAGACAGGGGAATAAAGGAAGTCACTGTTTTGGTAGACACAAGGCCGTACACTTTTGAGCTTGATTCACAGTATGCGCTTGAAGAATTCTATCGGTTACATGACAGTGGACATAACGGAAAAGCACTTAATTGGCTGAAAAAATACAATGTAAGGGGGAAGGGAAAATGAAAGACGGATTGTATGAAGGAACTTATAACCATAAGGGGTATTTTTTTGTTTGCAAAAACAATAAAACCACAATATGGGCACGCTCAAAAGGGGTTGCTTTAAATGCTCCAGTGGCTGGGGCACCAACAGTGGCACAACAACAAACGGCAAAATGGATTTCCTACATTTATCCTTCTGACGGAATATGGAAAAACAAGTGGTGTTTCTTTGCTTTAAAGGGTAACAAATTTACCGGAGCATTTGATAGCGTGGAAGGCGTAAACGGTGCGGTTAACAAGGGGTTGTTCCCATACTTACTTACACAGAAAAATACAAACGACATATTTGAATATGTTTCTCCACTTCCAGCTTCACGTGTAAAGCTTATTTCCGGTGAATACATACTTACCCTTGAACCGCCTAAGTCTGACTTCGATATCTACGTCAAGCAATTCGGGTTTTTCAATGAAGTTTACGTTGAAGATGTAATCAGGTTCGCAAGAGAAAACTATCCGTGTTGGGAATCGTGGCTTTTAAAGCACGGAATCCCATTTAAGGAAGAAGAAATAGGGGTTGGGGATATTGTTGAAGTAGTTGACGATGGAAAAAGGTATCCTAGCGGTGCCATTCTTGCAAAAGAATTGGGAGCAAAAAGATTTGTTGTCAACAACCACCACAAAATTGGTGAAGATAATGGAAAGAAGGGTAGGGTTATTGCTATTGGGGCAGAAAAAATTGCCCTTGTTGATGTAATATCAGAAGAAATCCTTGTTGGAATAAAGGGATTAAGGAGGATACGATGAATCCACTAAACGTATGCAAAGAAAACATATGGACGTACAGGCAGAACAGACCTTCACTTATTGCTAAAGACCTTGCTGAACTGTACGGAATTGACAGGAAAGAGTCGTTGTTAATCCTGATGGCACGTGGAGTCTTTAAGTGGTTTGCAGTGAGGCGTGACATAATCAGACTAAAAAATAAGATGAAGGTATCTGTACGAAAAGCACAGGAAGACATTGTGGATTACAAATACATTCTAAGGCATCTTCCCAAAGATTTAACCTCTGAAATCCGCAGTGCAGTCAAAAATCTGTACTACACGAAGGGATATCTCAGGGCTAAAGAAGAAGATCGTGCCGCATTGAGAAAACTGTGTCATTCCGAACGATGGCAATGTCCTCCAAGGGATATTGAAATCATGGGGGAGTTTAAATGAAGCTCACTGACAAAACATAATAACGTGAAACGCAGAATATGATTTATGTTGGTGATAGTTAATAGCATTGACTAAAGTCTGAATAATGAATGGTTCTTTTGCTTGGAGGAAATATGGACGAACCTACAATCAATCAAATGTCGGATAACAGGGTTCTTGAGGTTTTAAAAGAACTAAAGCATCAACAACACGGCAAGTCTCCGTCTAAATACTTCTTTGCGCTGGGTCATGCCATACGCTTTATCGAACACGCAAAAGAACCCACAAATGCAGCGGACGGGGATAACACATGCCCTCACTGTGGGCGGCAATTATTTACTTACTGTTCGGTGTGCGATGGCAAGGTAGTCCGCCGCTGATTAGAATGTTATAAATTGAGGAGGTGAAACGTGCATCCAGAAGCATATGGACTAACTGAAGGCCAACGGCAATGTATTGTCCAAATGGCCAAATCTCGTTGCCATTATGAGGCGTATTTAGCTGATCGGTACGGGATATCAATATCAGCAGTTAGAGATATTTGCGCTCAAATGGGTAGTTATGTTTGCAAGCGCATTGATAACGGAAAACATGTAGATGGATATGATTTATAACCCACCGTTGCACCGGACCCGCAACACTAATTGGTGGAAGTACAAGCAATTGGTAAAAAATTAATTAATGGTATAAACAGAAAGGAGGTGGTTAATATGGAAATATTGGCAATATTGATAGCCGTTGTAATCTACACCGTTAATAAGTAGGCAAAAGAAAACGCCCTAGTTCGTATTGAATTAGGGCGTTGCTTTTTACCGAACACCCTTAAATTTAAGCATAGGATATCTATTCATAATTTCTTCAGCAAAAATCCCTTCAGTGTACGTGTCTAAATAGATGTTGTATCTAAACGAAACTCCAACGTTTGGGTGTATCCCGAACATCGTTTGTGATGGCCTTGAACCCTTCGCTATGCGTTCGCTTAAATCATCAGACCCTACTGGGGAACCGTTCATTATGGTATCGGCATCGAAGTAGATTCCGGTTCCAGGGTGGTGAAGATGCGCATACGCAATAATGTCGTAGTCGTGTATTGATTGCCACCCTGCGAACTTCGCTCTAGCAGCAGGTGTTTCTGTTTGCGGTGGTGCTTCGTGCCTGATATGAACGTTATGCCCCTTTACTGTAAAGTTTTTATATTCAGTTGTTGTAGAATATTCAACGGTAACACCTTCAGTGTTGTGTGCAAGGACATATAGTAATTGATACACCAAATAATCAAAGTTGTTGTCTGGTGGGGCGTATTTCCCTTGCCTTCCATGGTTTCCCCTAACACCTACTATTCTTACCGGAAGTCCAAGCATCTTTATTGCCAACACTATATCCCATATTGCAGCGACTATTAAAGATGTTTGGTCTCCAAAGAAGTTCAGGTCTTGATTAATTTCCTGGTTTGCGTAAATTCCAGACCCGTCAACAAGGTCTCCTAGAAGGGCAAGCACAAACTCATCAACGTTTTTTAACCCGACATGTTTAGTTACAAGCTTTATTATCTTTGCCTTTAGTACTGCCATTTTGTAGGCTAGAATGTCTTTGTTAAACGTTGGAACCCCCGATTCATCAAACACTATCTTACCACTATGGGTACAGCTAATTAACTGCACTATGGTTTCCTTATCCCCACGGCTTGGAACATAAACTTCTCTAGGCCGATCTAGGGCACTTTCTACATTCATTACTAGGTTTGCTAGTATCTTTCTATAGGCGTGTGGTATGTTCTTTTTTAGACCTGCCATGTGTGCTAGTCTGCACGATTCTTCATCGTCCTTGAATTCTACTTCCTGTCTTTTTGGTTTTAGCGAACTAAGCCTCCTCCGTATCTGTCTTTTTGAATATCCACGGCCATCTTTTGCGCCACGCCTTCTTGTTTCCTCTTGTATTTGTTTTGTTGTCCACTCTGGATGCTCTATAAATATGTCTTCTATGATATTGCTCATTTTTTCTCCTTTAGTTTTGATTTGATTCAAAACACGGATTGGACACAGATTGTTTTGGTGTGATTTTTAACAAGACTACCGATTAGTTCCCTAATTTATACGACCACCATATTAACAATACGCAGAATATCAAAACAAATAAACCGCCCATTATTCTACCCCCAAACATCTTTCTATGCAGTTTCTTTCTTCCGTAAAGATAACATCGTATCTATATGCTATACTGCCAAGTTCACGATATATAAAACAACCATTTTTATATCTTTGTCTAATGTCTGCCCAATTGACACCCTTAATGTGAAGCATTTCATGCATATCTTTTTGGTTTTTCTTGTGAAGCTCTTTGTGGGAATAATACGATAATGCCAACATGGATACGCTATTTCTTATCCAATCCTTTTGTCTCCACACAAAATAATTGGCAACTTCTTCTTTAGGAACATTGAACACTCGACTATCAAACGTGGCAATATTGTCATCGTCTTCCATAACTCGTGTAAACAATGCCGATGCCATTCCAGCAGAAACTGAAGCCATTTTCTGAACGTTATAATTGAACCACGCATCTGTGGTAAGGGTGTCAAAATCAGTTAAAAGAATTGAAATTTCGTCTGATTGCACATAAGCACATTTTGCACCCTGCATTCCTTCCATTAACTTTATGGCGACATAATCCATTCTATTGCAAAACTGTCTATCAAATGGTTTTTCACAGTTCTTTGTCAGGGTGTGGAAGGCTCGTCCGTCGGGTCTAATTATAACGGGCACTCTACGTGTAAGGTAAAACCTATACCTATCTTCGTAGTTTTTCTTCATCCTGTCGCCAAGATTATCCATTCCACTTGCGCCTTCTTCGTTCTTCACGTACAGCCATTTTAAGGTCTTCCCTTCGCTGTCTTCGTGGTGTTGGGAAGTCTGTTGCTATTCCAAATTTTTCCGCTCTTTCCTTAAGGCTCATATTCTTAAATATCATTTAATTCCCCTATATTCCGCTTCTTGCCTTTTAAGTTCTTCATCTTCATCTATGAACTTTGGACAGTTTGGATTGTTTGGATTTCCTTTTAAAAAACAAATTCCATTTCCTGCAACGCCCGTTCCTGCATAACATTTCAGAAAATTGCACTTAGGTCTGTCTTCTCTAAGTTTTCCAAACACTTCTTCCAATACTTTTTCTTCGTTAGTCACTTGCCTTCTCCTAGCGCTATAATGCCCATCGAAACATAAACAATAACGTCAAGAAGTTCGTCTATCCGTTGTTCGTTTGAAAGCTTGTATTGTTCAATCATCTTCTTTTCTGCTTGACCTAAAACGAAACCAATTCCATGATGCTTGTAAATATCATGCCATGGTTGTTCTTCAAACTTTACGCTAGTGGCGTGGCGTTCTTGCCCTTTACCAGAAGAAGCCCTCTGATATGCCAGTTCCAAAACCACACGAAGTGATTTAAAGCCTTCATCTTCTATTGTCATATTAGTCCCTATACCTTACACCGAACCTTAACCTCATATGCTTCTCCAAGTTCAGAACCAAAAGGGTTATAGCGGTGGATATGGATTGCTTCAACGCACAATTTGGTTGCATCCTCAAACGCCCTTAACTCTGACAGAATATGCATCTCTAGCTTCGCTTTTAGTATTTTTGCTTCTTCAATGTCCATAGCACACCCTTTAACCCTTCTGCCGAATCAACCACTGCATAGCAATCTTCGTCTTTTACGTTTTCGTTATACTTATGCCTCACTAGGATTACCCGTTTATAGAATTCTTTAGGAAATTCTGGATAATCTTCAACTATCAGTTTTGTTTTTAGTGCAGTTACTTTATCTGTACCATGATTAACAAAGTCAATTGTATAGTTATTGAAGTATTTATTTAACCACCAAAGCGTATGGTTTCGCCAAGACTCAGCTTGGAAAGACATTATGTGTGGATTGGGGAATAGTTCTTTTATAACTTCGTAATATTGTGTTGGGGGTGCATCCTGTAAAAGTTTAAGGTTCCCATTAACTATTTCGACAAGGCTTTTCCCGTCAAGTCTTTCGTGCCAATCGTTTGGTTCTCTTCCAAAAACTTCATATGCAAGAAACCTTATTACCCCATCCAAATCAAATGTTATCAAACCGCCTCCTATCCGCCCATTTCAGCGATTACTGCATCCCTGTCCTTCACCATTTTATATAACCGCTTAATCTCATCTGAAGCAATAGAATCGTAGTCGTCTCGTTCTTTAATGTAGTCAGCAATCCAAACCCACCCACCTTTAGACTTTACTTTTTTGACATCAATATTGCCAAGGTCTGTTTAGCCTATGAATTCTTCTGAAACTATATAGTCTATTACAATTCTTTCGTCCGCCTTGTTGACCATATACATGTCAATGAGTTCAAAAATAGTCCTCTTTTTGGGCTTAGAAACACTTCCATCCTTGTTCCGCATCCAAAACGTTACTATCTGTTCAGTCTTGTATGCTCGGTTTATTTCGTCCACCGCATCTGCTTCGTAGCGTTCCATTCTGATACTTCCGCCTTGTGTTTCACAATCCATTCTTTAAAGTTCCCTTCTACGTTAAATTCGTTTCTAATTTCAGCTTCAAGCTCATTTAGAACATCTGGGTAGTATGATACCCCTGTTCGCCCAGATGCATATTCCCTGTGTCTTTTTTTTAACCCAAACCATCGCCTTCTTTTTGCAACTGAACTTTCAGAACAATCCATAATTTCTGAAATAATATTGTCACAATTCTCGCATTCATAGTTAAGAAATATCAGCAAGTCCATAATATCATAATCTAACCCTTTGGCTTTAATCCCCATGTCAAGCCTGTGTTTTTTTATTGACTGCCAACTGCACTTAAGCTGTTTGGCAACTTCCCTATCAGGAACATGCCTATTTATCATTTCTTCTGCAACAAACCAGTTAATCATATGTTTTGACTGTACTTTTCTTTTCGCTCCCAGGTTAAAAGTGAACGTAATGTGTCCAATGCTGCCAATGAACCCTTTATGCTTTCGAGACACGCCTTATATTCTGCTTCAGCTATAACGAACTTTACCTTTAGGTCTGCAACGCTATCATTTCCCTTAGCTATTGTTTCCACAAGTGTTACCTTTTCACCCTTTAACCGAAGCCTAGCTATTTCTACCGCTAAGGCTTTTCTGTAATCACTTTGCGCATCGGCTTTTTTTGTCGCAAGGGTTACTATTTCGGTGTTCTTTTTTTGGAGTTCCAAGTTATGCTTCTGCATGGAATCCATTATGCCCTGTGGGTTCATTCTTCTTCCTCCACCGCTTCTGCGTCACAACAAAGACTTTTCCACATAAACCTGTTGTCTGACACAATAGAACCCATGCAGTCACTTCTACCGAATCCAACATTTACCAATTCAGTTTCACACTCTTTTCCGCATTCGCTACAAATCATATTTAATCCTTTTGTTTTTAATTTACTTATACCACAAATTATTCCTTTTGTCAAGCATTTTCTGCGACAAAAAACCCCACTGGACGCTATAATCTCAGTGGGGCGATGGAAGAATATTTCTGTTGGGAAGAACATGCCGACAACTACCATCAATCGTTAAAACCGATAATCCCAGTTGACTCTTTTACCTAGCTCAATGTGGCAGTGTAAGTGATGGTTCCAAACAGAATTATCATCAGCAAGTAGAAAGCCGACATATCCATATCTTGATAGATATCCCTTAATCCCTGAACTGACCAAAATCCGTGACTCTGGGAAAATGTCGTGAATCATCTTGAGGAAAAGGTAGTTCGTTTCCCCATCGAACATTTTAGGATTGATGCGCTGGTGTTCATCGTCTAGCCAGATATTTTCAAGTAAGTCTTTGTCGTGCGAACAGTGGGTGAGATTTTCCCCAAATGTGAAATAATTGATATCAAATGTAGAAGAAGTTTTGTCATTGTGGTAGGTGTGTCCCCCAGACCACGCCGAAGCGTCACCCATAACCAACTTAAGAAGATTTTCAAAGACATGGCGAGGGCACTTTTTGTATAAACGAGGAAGTGCTACTCTCAGAATGTCAGCGTAGATAGGCTTTAACCATACATATCCTTCACGCCCCTGAAAGTTCCATGGTTCACCCGATCCATTTATCTGCACCCTTGAATACTTTGGGATATATTGTTCTGGAATGTAGTCGCTGAGGTAGACCTTGGGGTCTTCGATTACAACCACTGTTTCAACAATTGGCTCTTCCGTTGGTGTAGATTCGTCTGTCTGACCAAAATAAAATCCCGGTGGATGGGTTGACCATGTTTCAACAACAGCATCTACAGTAAATTCTTCATCGACAATCTTCCGCACATCAGGAAAATGGTCGTAACAATACTCCAATGTTAGTTTTTTTCTTGCCGCTTCCCAATCAATCATTGTCGTATATCTCCACGTTTCTTCCACTTGAACCATTAATGACGTTTCCACGTAAATTTCCACCTAAATCGTTTGAGAAAAACCGCACATCACTGCACGAATCTCCACGTATATCAAAAAGCCTGAGTCCATATTCACAATTAGTTACTACGTTGCCAAAGCCAATTATGTTTTTACCGTTATTAAGTCTAATTCCATCACAGAACGCATTGTTTATAACATTGCCAAATATGGTGGCACTTTCTATCGGAGTATAATCGTTATTTGTATCCAAGTATATTCCACAGGGTTTGGTCTTTTTGTTGTTTACGGTGGCCCAATGGCTTCGGTTGCAATGAGATACAATGTTTCCGCTTACTACAACGCCATCACCGCCAACATGAATACCGTGGTGGTCATTAATGTAACTTATTGTGTTATTAGAAATAACATTATCCTTATTTCCTTTTGGATAGTAGGTTATTCCGTCTGCTATGCAGGTGGTTATTTCATCGTTCTTTACGGTGTTGCATGATATTGTGTTTCCTGAACCGTTATTTCCCTTTATTCCACCTTTATATGACTGAAAACAATTGTTCCCCGTTACCTTTCCATTATGAACTTCGTTGAAAAAACAAATACTTGCACTTCCACAATACGAAAAGTCGCTGTCTTCTATTCTTACGTTTGTTCCATTCCTTAGCACTATTCCGTATGCTGGTATATTCTTTATAGTTACATCCCTTATCAGAACGTCACCCATTAAGGAACTTCCCGAAGTGCCGTAGATGAAAATTCCATTCATGGAAGAACCCTTCTGCCAATAACCTGTGGATGGATTCTTGTTGTGGTTGTCTGCTAATGCCCTATAGATATCTTCCTTTCCGCTTACTGCGGTATAGCTTACGTACTGACCTTCGTAATAATCCTTATTGCAGTCCCATTCGCCACGCCATTCCATGTTACCGTCAATTTCAATTCCAAGTATCTTAACGTTCTTTACATTAGACCCCTGAATTACTGAACCTGAAGTTCGTTCGCAGTTTATCTTCGCATTATATCCAATGAGCGTAACATTGCTTCTCATTACGATGTTTTCTGTGCTTTGATAAACACCCGATAGCCACACTGAACCACCACCATTATTGCTTGCTTCACGAATCACGTGGTTGATTGCAGAAGTGGTTTTGGTTTCAACGGAATAGTCGTTTGCGAAAACAAGTCCTGTGGATAGAACAAAAAATAAAATTGGTGTGATAAGCCTTTTCATATTTTTTCCTTTTTGATTTAGCCTATCATGTTTTATTGGAAATGTCAAGTCTTTTATGCGTCAGGAACAGAAAAGTCCATGCTTATTTCATATGTCACGGTTAATTGTGCCGCATCAGCAACGGTAGAAGTGGCAACGAGCACATTTCGCTCAATCATCTGTGGACTTCCACTCCCCCACATGGTTCCATCCCAATATAGCCCGGTTTCTTTGACTACTATTGCCCCTCCTGAATTGTTATTAAAAACTCTTTCGAGGGTACTTTTCCATGTAGTTGCTGCATAACTTGGAATACCCATAGAAGTGCTCGCTAGGTGGCTCATTTGGCCAGTGGAAACCCCGTTGACAATTTGTGCCCCCAAAGCGTATTGATCTATGTTAAAGGCTGTATCGTCAGTTCCTATTACAATTCCAGTACTAGAGTCTCCTAAGCTAGCATAAAGGCCGTCATTTCGTTCCACATACCCACTAGCAGAACCAAAAACGACTCCACCTGTGGTTTTCTTTGACATATACCCTGCACCAAAAGTAGAGCCCCCATCCCCCCCAGAGTCCCCTGCCATTCCAAACATCATGTTCCAGAAGTTTCGTGTAAAAGAGTGCGCCCTTTCCTTGTTGTCCGAAACCAGCGCCCCGTTTTTATCATGTACCTGCATACGGATAAACACATCTGGTGGCGGTGGCACTCTAAGTTCTAGACACATATCTTTAAGATTTTTAAATTTTTGTTCTTCTTTTAAATCTAACATGGTTTCTCCTTAAGGCGCTTTGTAGAACAGGCTATGTGTTCCACCCTGACTGCCTGATGTATTTATTGCCGCACCGCCAGCGGTAGCCGAAACATTAAATGTGTTATCTGTTTTATCTTTTACAAAGTAATGAGTATCTTCTACAATTCCAGTTGGTAGGGTCCCTAACGTGGAAAAGAAAATTTCATGTTCTTCCGATAACCCGTGAGATGCATATGTAGCCACGCATGGAGATGCTATTGTAAGTGTAACGGGTGAAAGTTTATTATAAACCACTAACGATGGAGTCCCGACTGACGCAAAAGCTTGAACTGAAACTTCGATAGTATCAGACATTGGTGTTGCGTAAACAGCGGATGCACTTGAAGAAGCAAGCGATGAAATAGATACTGTTAATTCTGGAACGGCTATATATCTTGCAGTATCCGGCATGAACATAAACTGTGGATTAAAGTCTATTTCTGTTTCGGTTATTGCTATTCCGACAATTTGGCCCGTTGATTGCTGTGCTATGGCTCCCTCCGTTCCAAGCTTTAATATACTTCCTTTTGTCCACGACCAAGCGTTGTTTTTTACAAACCCCCTCCAGAGGAACAGCCCACTATCGTCTGCTCCAATGGTGGCTAACGACATATATCGTCCGGGCATTTTTGCATCGTCTATTCCAGAAGCTTTCCATATCTTGCCGTCCGATTTTACATATCCAACCTCACCAAAAACGAAGCCTTCCCCAACTTGTAGCGATGTTTTTATTCCGTTCCCAGTCAGGTTAGTGATTGAAATGTTTGTAGTTAATGAACCAGTTCCAGTAAATTCGTGTAGTCCGACATAGGCTGATGAACTTTGTGCTGTTGGCGTTGCTATCGTTTGGCTGTCGAAAATTCTTGAATCGTATGCTTCACAGTTAAGTGTTGTTTGAATGGTTTTTTTTGTTGTTCCAATAACACGGTAAGTTGTGTCTGTAATCGAACGATCTAATATACTTAAACCAATTACGTTTCCACAATCTACGTCAGTTGCATCTGTTCCACATAATATTGATATTTTCTTATCAGCATAAATCGACCTTCCATATATATAGGAAAGTAATTTTTTTGCAGTTACGTCTTCACTGATACATTCAGTTTCAAAGGTCTTGTCAACGCCGAACGTAGAGTTCACTGCTATTGATATCTGCTTTTCTCCATTATCGTAATTCAGATATGCTGTTTTTATTGTTGAGTTAGAGGGTGTTACGCCATACGAAAGAACATCACAGTTGTTGTAATATCCGTCATTTTCCCCAAACGAAGCTACGGATGAACCTATTCCATCTACTGTAAGCTCCCATTCATCTGAATCGTTTTTTGACAACCATGAATGGCAGGCAAATAGAATGTCATCAATTGAATCCCTAACCTTTGTTTGTCTATGAAGCGAAACGTCACACATCCATGCGTCGGTAGAAAGCGAAGATGCTGCCGTTGCAAAAGAAGACAGGTTTACCGATTCTTCAAGTCCCCAAGTTGAGTTGCTTGCAATTGCCTTTATTATATCTGAAAAATTTCTATTGGCTATAGAACCGCCAAGTTCAAGTCCTTTTACATCGGCATAAATGGTTAAAAATTCATTAGAAAAACCACGCTGTTCTCCTGTAAATCGAATAAAGGCATATCCTGCGAATGGGGATGCTTGTGAACCATCATAAAAAGTGTACAGCGTTGAAGATGCAAGCGACCCATCTTCCCATTTTACACCCATTCCGTTTGTGTGATCTATCCACAGTCCTTCGACAACGCCATATCCAACTAGATAGTCATAGTGATCGTCAGCAGTATTGTTTTGAATATTCGGGCATGGAACATTGCGACAGTATCCGAAGTTTATAGGTATTGCTTCTCCTATATTTATCGCTGTATCGGTAAAAACGTCTGTTGTAACAATTCCTTTTGGAAAAAGCGTTTCAAATATTTCATCATCACGTGGTTCAATGGTTATTGACGCTTCAATGCCAAGCGTGTAATTTGTTATATTACCAGTAGCAATGTGCTTTGAATCTCTTTTTAAAACAACCCAACAGGTTCTAAGGTCTTCCTCTGCTGCAATTTCATCCCACGTTGGGTCAACACCATTATCGACATTAGCTAGTCTGATTGTTATTGATTCGGTTCGTTCAACACCATAAAAAACATCAGGTATGGACTTAGAAACTTCAATGTCTTCTATTATATCACCACGATAGTCAACGCCATCAAACGTTCCACCCTCAAGGGCAACATATATAACGTCGGAACTTCTGTGTATTTCGCAGAAAAGATTCATATTCTTTCTCTAAGTCTTATCGAGCTTCCGGTTATAATATCGTGAATTGTGTATGTTCCTTTATAGTTGTCGTCCCTTAAACAGAAATACACCTTTGATGTGTCAGTTGTAATGCAGTTGTTTTCGTAAAAAATTATGGTATCTGATATATTTGTATTGTTAAGTGTCGTAAGGTCTGATTCAGAAGTAAGGCTTCTCTTGCCAAACATAAGTGTTCCCACCCACCTTATCGGCCCACGTTCTGTCCTTTCAACGTGTCCAGACTTCAGTTCAAGGTCTTCGTATGCTCGTTCAGCACCACGTTCATATCCTTCACTCATGTTCGTTGACATTTCATTTCCTGAATCAAGTATCCCAACCCTTCCGATTTCCCACTTTGTTGTATAGTCGCCAACCGCAGTAGCCGTTTCTGGAACGCATATAGCCAAGAATCTATAATTAAAAGACACTAAGGGAATATATGCCTTATATCTGTTCACCTGAGCATCTTTACTTATTGTTATTCCAGTTGTCGCAAACGTTGCACCAGACCAATCTGTTGAAAGGCTTGAAGCGTGTCCTAATATAGAACACGTATCAAAGTTTACATCGTCTAATATAACAGCGGTAGCCGTTTTTGCGACACCCATATCAATATACATTACAGGGTTTATAGAAGACATGCTTGCAGAATCCATACGCCACCTTCGTTTAAGGTTTGCGTGGTTCATCACATTAACAGCGGCAAAACCAGTTGCGGTTGATTGTACAGTAATGCTTGCCGCAGATGCTGTTATTATATCTCCTGAAGTAAATATTGCCATTAGCGACCCCTAGCCGTTTGCTGTGTTAGTTTTCTTCCCAAAGAAGAACGCATGAAGTTTTCGACTTCAACCCTGACTTCTTTTGCGACTTCCTTTGGTTTATCGTTTCCGTTTATAGTAATGTTGAAGTTTACCTCTACCCCACCAACAGCAAGTTCAGGGTAATCATATCCGGCAGGAATGATTTGTTCACCTTCATGTACGTAAGCGAGTCCTGTTTCAGGTACATAATTAGTGCCTAACTTATAACCACCAAACTGCTTTTCCCACCCCTCTGCTATTATTGGGTACTTTTTGAATATGTCCCAAATACTATCCTGTGGAGTGAACCACATTGATTCACCTTGGGCTATGAGGTTCATAATATTACCGGGATAGAAGGTTTCGGTTGCGCCAGGCCCCCACTGTGCAGAAACATCATAAACCTTTCCAACTTCACCGGCTCTTAATGCGTTTTGGTAAGCTGTCGTGATTGTTTCCCATTGCCCAATTAACCATTCAGGCATTTCGATTTCGGCGCTACCGCCACCACCACCGCCACCACCGCCCCCTCCTCCGGTTCCACCATCAACATTAACTATGAGTTCTAGGGCTTCGATTGCGTCACGTATTTCCCTGAGTGCGTCAAGCTGGTCGATAGCCACTTCCCACTCAAGGGTTGCGTATTCTTCCATGTAGCCAATTATGCTTGTTAATTCGCCTATGACTTCAGCGTAAATCTGTTGATATTCTGTGGATGGGCGTTGGTATGCTTCCTGTGCCAATGACAGATAGTTGTCATAAAGTTCCTGAAGTGTTTTTGCAGCTTGTGCTTGGTCTTCAACTGACCCGAACGAAGCAACGTATTCCGCAGCAGTCATTCCGCCAAGAAGGTCTGTGATTGCGCCCTTTGCTATTCCTAATCGTTCTATTGCATCCTGAGGATTTGCGGTAGTTGTTTTATAACCCAAGACCTGTGCGGCAATATCGTCATATGTATCCTTCCACGTTTCTATGGTCTTTTCAAGTTCTTTAAGTGCTTCCAGTTGTGTTTTGGCTGCATCCTTGGCATAGTTTGCGGTGCTTTGGGATGCGCTTGCTGCCGACTGTGATGCTGCAAGTGCCGCCATTTGCATATTGTAGTATTCTGTAGCCTGTTCAACAAGGTATTGCTGATATTCAACCGGAAGACCTGTCATGGAAGCTATGTTGTCTAGGTTTGCTGCAAGCGTTTCGGCATATCCATAGCTCTGTCCGTATTTAAGTGAACCTATAGAAGATGCAAGCGAATTTGACAGGTTGGCAGCAGTAGTAATCACGTCTTGCTCAATGTCATCAAGCATATAACCAAATGCAGTATCAATTCTATCAATACCAGCGACATAGGTGTCAACATCCACAGAGCCTTCAATAGAAGCCCATGCGTCCAATTGTGTGTCTCTCCAATCAGTGGCGTTTTTAATTAACAAGTCATAATCAGATAATTCATGCGCACTAATAATATCTTCCGTAGAAGACAACATTGCAGATGTAATATCTTCAATGGTTGAATAATAAGTATCAGCCGCTTCCGATGCTGAAAGCAAAACAACTAGAGCCTCTTTTCCACTTTCTGTGGTTAAATCAAGACCTTCTACGAGAGCCCTGAAGCCATCTCTTGTGGTGGGTAAAACCATATCCAAATCGGTGAAGGTTGCAGTCAATTGATCTTGAATACGAAGTTGTTTTTCGGAATCAGTGAAGAACTTGTCATAATATGTTTCAGCGCTTTCCCTAAAAGTTTCAAGGTCTCCAGCTATACCTATAATGGATTCTGAAAAACTTATTATTTCTGGTATCGTTCCGGTGAACGATTGCCCTATCATGCCCAAAGTATCAACAACAACAGCCTTATCAACAACAAGTCTAGTTGCCGTTTCCAACAACCCTTCTCCAACCTGTTGGTAAACGTTTATCAGGTCGCCGAACAAAGCTCCTGCTGCCGTATCACCAATTGCAGAAAAATATTCAGTTAATGCTTTATTTACACCTTCTGCATCCAAACCCTTTAGGTCAAGCTTTCCACCTTCAAAGACATAGTTAAGCGTGTTTTCCATGTCAGCACCGAGCGAAGTGGTTAATTCTATAAGAGTAGAACCAATGTTTTGGAAGACTTGGTCTAAAAGGCGAGAAACATCTTCGTCAAGCTCATAATATCTTGTATATCTTTCTGTCTTGTCGGAACTGAACCACCCACCTTCAGTTGTTTTCTTGATATCAACAAATTGCTGAGCGCCGATTCCTCCACCCCCCTGAAGAGATGCTATGGTAGCTGCGTTAGTTGCTAGGCCAGAACCAGTGACCTTCTTGGTTGTACCACCACCAAAGATGCTGTCAACAAAATTAGATACGATCTTGTTTGCCCATGATGTAAACCCAAAGGTCAGTGTATCAAGAACCTTATCGAATCCAAGATACGATAACTTATTAAACTTATCCCATGCAGCTTGCATACTCCCAATAGTAGATGATGAAACTTGAAAGTTATCTAGGCTTCCAGTCCTAAATATGCTACTTACAAGACCGCTGATATTTTTGTTTAAATCCTTCATTTCATTATAAATACCAGACAATTCTCTGTATTCCATATTGTAGGTATCTTCAAGAAGTTCCCATGATTTTGTGGTTGATTCACTACCCGTACCAGCTTCAGCACCAAGAACGGTGCTTGCAGTAAGAGAAGATGCTGACAAACTACCACCCCCACCGCCGCCACCTACCGATTCGCCAATTGTTGAAAGTAAAGAAGCCATTGCCGCTGTCATTGCCGCAATTCTAGCAAACGCAGTATATGGATCGCCCAATCCCTGATTGGCTATGGCCGCAACTGCATTAACAACAGCAACGGCCTTCTGTGCCATTTCCATTACTTTAGACGCTTCTTGCCATCTCCTTGCTGCGGAAGAGCCATCATCATAAAGCCCAGCAATATCAGAAAATGCAGAAGCAAGTTCTCCGAATCCTTCAGCTATATATTTAGTTTTCTTTTCAAATAAGTCTTGTTCAAGTTTTCCTTTTTCCTGTGCTGCCCATTTTGCAGCAGCAACATCATCTTTATATAGTTCGGCTTTCCTTTTTTGTTCTTCATCAATAAGTTTCATCATTGTATCGTGATATGTGTCTTCAAAACCTATTAAGTCTTTATAGAAACTTGCCGCTTGGGTTAGGTCTGCTATAATTAATAATCTTTTCTTGCTAGATATAAGTTCGTCTATTTGGGCAGAAACCAATGCAAAGGCTTTTTTGCTAGTAATTTGTTTGCTGAGCATTTCCTTGACAGCTTCCGCCTCTTCATCAAGCATCATTAACTTGTATTCTTTTTCTCCATAATAAAGCGCTTGATATTCTTTTGCATATTTTTCGTAAAGTTTTTCTTTTTGTTCTAAGGTAAGTGCATCACGGTATTTAAGCAAATCTTTTGTGGTTTCTACAAGCTCTGTCCTAAACGCCCAAAGGTCTTTTGTGTGGTCTTCTATTGTTGCCATAAGTTTAACTTCAGCCTTTTGAAGCACATCGACTTTTGCCGTTTCATCAACCATAGCATTGATAATTTTCTGATGTTCAGAAAGGGCCACCTTTCTTTCGTCTGTAAGTTTTTTTATTGCATCAACGGTTTCTCTAATGCTTTTTTGATTTTTATCCATAGCGCTAGAGTCGTCGAATATCATGCTTTTTGTGTGACCCTCTATGGTATAAATTTCCTTTAATCCATCCGCTACATCTTTTAATGACTTAGCAGCATCTCCCATAAAGGTAACATAAGAAACCTTATCCGCTATCCAACCAAGCATTGTTCCAAATGCTGATTTTATTTTTTCTATCGCACTGTTGAAAAATCCAACCATCGAATCTGCTACCGACTTAACGGTATGGCTTATTAGCTCCCAAGATATCAACACTGCATACTTAAGGTTTATCCATGCCTTCATTATCAAGTCAACAGCTACAACTCCAGCTATCCGTGCTTCTAAGAAGTTTTCTCGAAGATATTTTCCTATTTCCCATCCGACCAAGAAAGCAAACAGTCCCTGAAACGCTCCCTTTAGCGTAAAAAGACTTTTTACTGCGTACTTTGATATGGCAATAGTTCCAGCAAGAGAAGCATTCCACCATCTTAAGGCAACAGAAGATGTCCCAACGGTTTTGGTTAAAAGTTTGTATGCGATAAAAAGCACACCACCTTCGCCCAATATTTTGGCAAGTTTAAAGCTTGCTATTATTGACAATTCTATTGTCTTTCGGTTGTCGCCTAGAAACTTTGTAAGGTCTTTGGTGGCATTTTTAAGTGAAGTAAGATAGTGCATATAAATGTCTATCTTTATGGATGCGATCATGGAATTAAGTTTTGTAAGTGCAACTTCCATGGTATCCAATTGGTCGATGTATGCTTGGCTTTCCCCACCAACGTGCTTGAGTGTATTGGCAAATCTTTCATATTGGAATATGTTGCTCTTAAGCACTAAAACTGTTTTTAATGCACGTGCTCCAAACATCTTGGATATTTCTGTTGCCGAAACCTCTTGCTGTGCCAAAGCCTTTATAACATCTATCAAGTTTGCATCCACAGACAGTCCAAGCTTTTTTGCCGCATCGGAAGTTTTTATGAATGCCATCTGCAAGCCACGCCCAGCGATTCCAGCCTTGATTCCAGACTGTGATAGCGTTCCTATCATTGCCGAAAGTTGTTCTATTGTATACCCTAATTGAGCACCAAGTGGTGCTGCAAACTTCATTGCATCGCCCATCATTTCGATGTTTGTATTAGACCTTGTTATGGTTCCGGTGAACACATCAACAACTCTGTTCATCTGGTCCGCTTCAAGGTTCATAGCACGCAAAGAGTCGGACGCTATATCAGTTGCCCTTCCAAGGTCAAGTTCTCCGATAAGCGCTAAGTTCAAGACACCACTTAGAGACAAAAGAGATTCTTTCGCTGAAAATCCAGCCATGGCAAGATATCTTAGTGCGTTTGCTGCTTCAGATGCAGTCCACACCGTCGATTCTCCTGCCAATCTAGCGGCTTTTGATAGTGCATTAAATTCAGACACAGAAGCTCGCATGACACCCCTTACTCGTGCCATTTCCTGCTCAAAGTCCATTCCTATTTTCATATCCGCTGCAACTTTTGTTAAAACTCTATCTAAGATCATTAACGTTGCAGCAGTAGAAGCTACAGACCTTACGAACGTTACTAATTTATCGTGTGAAGACTGTGTGGCTTTAGCCAGTTTTGCTTGACTAGTGGCAGCAAGGTTGGCTGCATTCCCATAGTTTTTTGTAGCCTTTGTTGCGGCATCGGTCTGTTTGGCAGCTCCCTGCATCTTAGCCCCACTGATTCCCATTGATGCCTCTAATTTCTTTATTTGGGTTTCAGTTTTTAGTGCAGCCGCACCTATCCGTTCAAACTCTTTAACTGCCTTGTTTGCCCCGGTAGAAACTCCAGATGTATCAATGCTGAATCTTACGCCTGCCATGGCATCTCCACGCAAAAAGCCAAGCTACTTTTTAGGTTTGCTCGGCTTTTCATTTTTCATGACCCTCTCGTGGCTCAATAAGTTTTGGGTATAAAGTGTCTTCGATTAGAAGAATCTTTTCAAAATCTTCCCATGTAGTATCCCGTGCCCTGCATAAATCTAACGCTGAATCTATCTTAATTGGAGCAAGTCCATTAATTGATGATTCACGTCCATATCTATGCAACCAATTCCAAAATTTCCATGCAATGTAATTGTCTGGAAATAAATAAGTTGGTCTAGGGCATTCATCGCAAGGTGGCTCTTCGTCCCAAGCAGCATAGAGTTCCCTACATTCCTTGCAATCGAGTGTTGAGGAGGCACCCTTCTTTTTAGCAGTGCCACCGTACCACTCAGCCCATTTTATAAATTTTCGTTCGCTTCCTCTTCATCCTTTAAACCGGATTCGAGAATCTTGTCAGCCTGTTCAAGTACCCAATTTATTACTTCTGGGTCGCCCTTATAAATGGCCATCTTGTTTTCGTCAGTACACTGAAGCGGGGTTCCGTCTTCGTTTTCTACCCCTTCCCAATCAAGGATGGTCTTTTTAATCTTCTGTGCCTTGAACGACTGATAATCTGGTGTATCTTCTATCCTCTGATTCTTTTCCCAAATCCACTTTCGACACGCCTTTAACAAGTCGGCGTTTTCCGATTCGGTCATCGGTGATACTTGAAACTTTGCTTCAAATCCGTCTCTTAAAAAAGTTATCCATTGTACAGTTTTCTTTGTCCTTAATTTCATTGCATTCCCCTTAAATAGAGCATCACTGCTTCACGAGCATTGGTGCTTCCCCAGTGGTTAATAAAGGTGTGGGAATGCAAGATGCCGGGATTCATCTTGCCGCCGCTAAGCGTTTATCCCACACATAATTCAATTATCTCAGTACTATATCCAAGCTGTCCTCACCAAAATTTCCGAGCGATTTGAAATTTATTGACATTGCCTGTGCAGCGCCGTCCTGACTTATTTCAGGAACTTCTATCTGTGCTTTTGGCATAACCAAGTCCATTATGTAGCCCTGCGTATCACCGAAATTAATTACTAGTTCCTTTGTGGTTCCAGCAAAACCCTGAGAAAAATACTGAACATCGGCTTTTCGTAAATACAGACCAAGACTTCCAGTAATAGAGCGCTGATCTTCCATATATGCTTCAGGATAATCGGTTCCAATTTCATCTGTAATGTAGGTTTTTGGAACGGAAACGGTTAAGTCCATGGTACGAACCTTTGTGGCAACGTCGTCAAGATATACGTCACTAAGTCTACTTTCAACCGCAGTACCTATTGCTGTTTCGGTTCCAAGGTATCCCTTTACAACATCGTCTGTAGCCCAAGCAGAATCTATCCCACCAACAGTTCCAAGGGTAAGTATGTTTCCCGTAACGGCACTTATTTCATATCCAGCACCTGAGTTATTGTCAGCCTGAGTTTCATTCCAAATATAAGCACCAGCTTTGAATATTTCTCCATCGTCAACATAAATAGTGGTGGCGCTTGCGGCAGAAGCTGAAGCTAGGGCACTTGTTCCCGCCCATACCATTTCCATTCCTTCACCACTGAACGTGAACATAACTGCACCTTCATTGTTGATGGTAACAGCACAGTTGTTGACAGTTGCGCCTGAAAGCCCACGAATCAAATGATCGTCTTCTATCCATATACTTACCGATGGACTAGAAGTATCCTGCTGATAAAAAATACTCGACAGCGTTACAAGGCTATCATCGGTTGCGTCAGCGGCTACCGTTGAATTATATGCCCTCGTCAAGCCAGTCAGTGTTGCGGCTGTGCTACTCTGTCCCTGAGTAAGGGTGTCATAATAAATCTTCTCGCTTCCTATCGTAACGACACCAACCTTAGGTAACTGTTCGTTATCTATTGCTTTTAAAACAATAGTTGTTCCGGCTGCGATCACTCCACCATCCAAAGAAGCAGTCGTTGCTGATTTCCTGCTTCCCTGAAGTGACTGAAATAATGCATCCCCCTGTGGATATTCTGTGGTTCCAACTGTACCTGTCATTCTAAGGTACATCGGAATTGTCCATGTTGCAGGGCCTGTAGCACTCTGGAATTGTGCCAACACGTCAAGCGTGTCCCGCAGTTCAAGAGAATCTACAAACGCAGGCTTCTGATTCATGGCAGCATTACCGGCAGACAAAATGAAGTCAGTACTAGGTGTAGGGAACTTCAACGTCCCACAAGTATCTTCTATGCACACGAATACCCGTTGCTTTCTTGCTAATCCTATATTCCCACAACTCATATTACCTTACCTCCTACTTTTGGGGCCTCACGGGTCTCGTGTGAATTATTCCAGTCGTCTTTTGTAAACTTACACAAAGTCTTACATCGACGACACTTTATTTCTATGTTTTCTGCGAACCCTATGAACAAAAGTTTTCCGCATACATAGCAGCAGTTACGAGGTAAATTCAATTGAAATACCTCCCAACTTTTGCCAAAATTCTGCAAGGTTTTTTGTGGTCTTTTCTCTGCATTCTTCCGATACTATTGGAAGTAAATTTTTAAGACCATCAAGAACCCGTTTTCCTTCTTCTAACCTTACCAACGCAAGCCAGTAGTGACAAAATGCAAGAACCTCATTGCTGAACGAAAACACAAACCTATTTCCTTTTGCCATCGGGTTTTGCTTCATTTGTTCATAACTTAAAATGTACTGCTGTGCTCCCTTTGCTATAAGAAAAGAATTCTGCGCCCATACTCCAAATTCAACCATGGCAACGTTCAGGTCAAGATCGTCTGGTCTCCTTTCTAGTCCCATGTGTAACCATTCCGATGCCTTGGTCTCATTTTTCATCTTCATATACTGTCTTACCATGGTAAAGAATATCGAGTCTTTTATGGTAATTTCTTCTTTATGCGAAATATAAATCTCTCCCGCTTCAATTGACTTTTCAACTTCATCATTTACGGCATAGCATTGGCACAGATAAAAGTACGCATCCCAATCTTCTGGGTCCTTTTCAAGTCTGCGTGTAAGCATTTTTAGGATACGCTGCTTTTTAATTTCTTTTTGTTCCGGCGTAAGGTCATATCCATAATGCCTCAAATAACAACCTTCGTATATTCCACCCTTTCCCGTCGCAATGGGTTGGTTGTGGACTGCGTTTTCGTAATGCACCGTTCCACGTCTGAACAGCCTTGCGGAATTGAACTGCATTACATTCTTGCCACCCGCCATATCCTTTACCAAAAGAAGAATAGTACTATACTGATCTGGCAATTTTTTAAGGAACTTTTTGAACTTTTCTACATCTTCGTTAAAAAAGAGTTCTTCATCTGCATCTATTACAAACACAAACTTTTTGGTTGCATATCCAAGGGTCTGATTTCGATGTAACGAAAAATCATCTTCCCATGGATGGTCATAAATCTTTGCTCCGTAACTTAACGCAATTTCTTTCGTCTTATCAGTTGAACCTGTATCTACTACAATTATTTCATCTGCTACGTTTTTGATGCTTTCAAGGCATCTTGGTAAATTGGCTTCTTCATCCCGAACCATCAAACAAAAACTTAACATAAACCCTCCCGGTCTATTCATTAACAAATGCAAACCATGGTATTATAACTACCCACCTAACAAAATTTCCTTCTATTCCTATCCTTCTCGAATATGGCCTTTCAGTATTTACACACTTAATGTCTTTGTAATAAAACAATCCTTCTAATGTACTCAAATACCCCATTATGGTTGCAAGACCTTCATTCTTTGGTCTGTACACGTTAATCATGTACGTTCCGTATCTTATGCTTACACCGGCACTATTGCTTCCAGCAACCTCCCCTTCTGCCACAACATCAGGAACAAACAGCGGTTGAATATATGGAGTGGTTGTTTCGGTGTCAAATTCATAATTCTCTGCCTGAATGGAAGTTGTCGTCCACGAAACATTTATATAGGCATCAAGCGCATTGTAAACTTCTTGAATCGTCATTCCCAGCCAACTTTCTTAGCTTCTTCGGGGATATATATGTTCTTAACCCTTTCTTCGGCCTGAGCGTAAATCAAGTACGGGCCGGTATATTTCCACGAAGGACTTCCGTACTCAACGTAACTTGCGTGTGGTACATGGTTAGAAAACCACACAGAACTATCACCAAAATTCCAATCAAAATCAGCCGCCTCCTGCTTTGAATAATTCGCCCCTGCCTGTGCCCTTGCTTCGCTATATCTTGCACCACCAAAGTCGCCATTATAAAAGTCTGTCCGTTCTGCATTAACCGCAACCCTGTGACTTGCGATATAATTTCCTTTGTCAACCGGTGATGCTGCAATTTCAGAATCAAGCGTTCTTGTAACAACGCCATTTACCATCTTTTTTGCGTCTGCCTTTATGTCTTCTCCAATTTTCCGAAGTGTTTTCATAAATCCGGCAGCATTAGTATCTATTGGATAGTTTCTCATCCCTTAACCCATACCTTGTAAAGCAATGTTGTTCCACCGGGGGCCACCGGCCTTACCCTATCTATATAGTATGTTACATCGCTAAATGTCATCGTATCGTTTGGAACCGGAGCTACTGCCAAAGACGCAGGTAACAAAAAGTCTTCATCCGAACCAACTCCCAATGATGCAGGCAATAAACCTTTTGAATGTTCCCTTGAAACGCCCTTACACGAATACGTTTTTGTGGTCTTGGTATACGAATGTGTAAGCGTAGAATATGTTGAAGAAAGCGATGTCTGTGTTAGAACAACATCTCCACCATATTTTACTATTAAAGCGTTTGCTTTGGTTGCAATGGCATCGTAATCCATTATTCGTCTTTTTTGGCTTTCTTTTCTATCTTCTTAACCAAGTCGTAAAGGTTTTTCTGTGCTTCTTCTTTTAATGCTTCTTCTTGAATGGCCTTTTCTTCAAAAAACTTCACCAACTTTTCAAGTGATGCTATTCTTTCGTTCGCCGCAATCAAACCCCTTTTAAGGGCTGCTTCTGAAGTTATACCCATGATTTTCTCCTAACACCTTATTAGCGTTCCGGTTTGCAACAGATACCCCCTTAAGTATCCATCTATTACTTGAAATGCCGTTTTGTTTCTTCCCGGTTCATAGCTTATATCTATCACGTCAATTTTTTCTCTGCTTGTAAACGAATCCCTCGAAAGGTTTGGTTGCAAAATTCCGGGACTGACAATTTCTTCATAGGCCGCACGGCATTGAGCGTTTGCTATAGCATCGGGAATCGTAGAATAATCTATCACAACATTGTCTTCATCCGTGGCATTTATCCGTGGCCATTTTCTGTCTTGGGTGCTTGAATATTTCTGCCCCTTATACATTTTTGATTCTATGTAAGCCATGCCCCTTAAGGCGGCAGTTTCTTTGTCATAGTTTGAGGCGTCTGCCCACTCAGTGAGTCCATGGTTTTCACAATATGTGTCTATCTGTGCTATAGTTCTATATGAGTTTGTTGAATCTACAGTCGGCATTACTTATCCCTCACTGGTAAAATTCCATCCATTTCATACTTTGCATTTGAATTCGTAAGAACCAGCACCGTTATTTTATAATTGTGCCCTGAAGTCCCATCCTTAACCCACACCCACGCCCTTGTAGAATCAACAGAGTTCTTTGAAGTGTCCACAAGGGTTGCAAACGAATACCCTGTATTCTGGTCAACAACAGATACTGTAGCAATAGACGCAAGACTATCCGTGGCAAGAGAAGTCCCATCTGAATCTGTAGGATTAAGGTCTTCATCAAAGTCAAACAGTACATAATACAATTCACTTGATTGTTTTGCTCCAAATGCCATAACCTATCCCCTACAGCCTAAGTTCATAGTCTTCAGGTAAAATCCAAACCCTTCCACTTTTATAACTTACCCACACCCTAAAGCCATCGCACACTATGCAGTGAAGATAATCTTTGTATCCCCCACCAAGGGCATTTATAAATCCACGACAGAATCTGCGTTTCATTTTAATTCCTATCAGATCGAATCTCTGCAATCCGAAACTAAATGGAATAAGAGAAAACCTTACACAATCCTCAAGGTTTTCACCTTTTGCAACAATGGTTCCGTCTGACCTTTCAGCTTCCCAAACATAGTTTTTCTGCATAATTCCCGGCCTTTAATTAAACTTCATCGAATGAAAATGTCAATGTTTCCGCAGACTTAACTCCGTTAGTGGCTGTTGATGCTACAATCATCTGCAAGAGTATCAAATCCCCTATGTAAGAATCGTCATCTGACAATGTAAATGGTCCCGCATCGGTTGTGTCGCCATCAAGCGGTGTTCCTGAAGCATAACTGAAAAGGTCTGCCCCTCCGGTTGCTTCCGTTTCATAATTAGCAACCCACGTGGTTCCTTTATTCAGGGCATTTACTGTTATTCCGGTTCCGAAGGAATTGAATCCGTCTGAATACCATTTTAAGTTTGATACGGAAGAACTTGGGGGTGCTTCCATATATGCCCTTAGCTGTTTTGTGTACGAATAATCACTTCCGGCAGCAGGAACAACCAACGGATTGGAAGTATCTACCGTAGCGTTGTCCGCTAGTTTAAATCTTACCGTTCCTGAAGTTTTGTCCGTACCGGTTGTTAACCCGCTCATTTCGTGTATCTGGATGGTGCTCGCCATTGCTAACCTCCTGTAATGCTTTAATTATTACTATAAACTATTCTCGTCCGACCCGGTGCGGATACATACATGTTTCTTCCTTCTGATGAAACTACCCTATTTCTCCATGGTGCTTCTGCCATCGACCTGAATGGCAATACCCATCCGGCAGGCTTTATCGAAACATCAAGACTAACCCTTTGGAAGTGGCCTATTATCGCATCAATAAGGGCGTATCCGGTGTATCCCTTTTGAATCAGCGAATCTATTACCGCAGTTCCTGTTCTTGATGCAGACATTAGAACGTCCATAACGGCGGTGCTTGTGTTTGTTGCCTGCAATAAGGTATCAAGCGAAACAGTTTCCGTTCCAACGGCTTGAATAAGGGCATCAATGGAAATCTGATTGGTTTGTAACAATGCCACCATACTGTCTAGAGAAACAGACATGTTGTTTACAAAAACAAGAGATATAATTGTGTCAATCGAAACAAAACCTTCTTTTGAAGACTGCAACAACGAATCTATTGATACCGAATTGGTCTTTGCCATTTTAAGCAACGAATCCAACGAAATCAATCCGGTCTTTTCTGCACCTAAAAGAGCGTCAATAGAAACCGTTTCTGTTTGGGTTATCTGTATAAGCGTATCCAACGATAAGGTTTCGTTCTTTACTGCCATCAATAGTGCGTCTAATGAAACAGAAAGACCACCAACCAAAAATATAACCGCATCTAAAGAAGTGGTTCCTTCTTTGGTTGCTTGTAACAGTGCGTCCACATCAAGCGTCTTGCCATAAGAAGCCTGTATCAAGGCATCAATGGACAGAACTTCATCTTTGGTTGCCATCAAAAGACTGTCTATCGAAACTGAAACCGATTTTACTAGACTTAACAGGGCATCAATCGAAAGTATTTTTGTTTTGACAGACTGCAACAACGTGTCTATCGAAACATAAGATGTCTGTGCTTTTTGAATAAAAGCGTCAAGCACAGAAGTCGATTCCATTGTCATTGATATAATAGAATCAAGCATGGTAGAATCTGTCTTTGCAACCTGAACCAATGAATCTATTGAAACAACCCCGGTTTTGGTGCTTTGTAAAAGAGCATCGAGTGAAAGAATTATTCCTGTTCCACCTGCCAATATAGCGTCTATGGAAACCACGCCACTCTTTACTGCCTGTAACAACGAATCTAGTGAAATGGTGTTCGCCTTGCTTGCCTCTAAAAGTGCGTCAACCGATATTCCAACGCTGTTAGCGACAGCCAGAATGGTGTCGATTGAGACTGTCTGCGTTTTAGCCAACAGCATTAAAGTGTCTAGCGATATCGTGTTGGTTTTTACTGCTTGTAAAAGAACGTCTAACGAAATGGTGTTAGATAAGCCTGAAGACAAAATGGTATCTAACGAAACGACACCAGACTTTACTGCTTCTATAAGAGCGTCTAAATAAAGTTCCTTGGTTTGTGTTGCCTCAAGGAACACATCTAACGACAATGTTCCAGACTTAACTTCTTGCAACAATGCATCCATTGAAACCGTCTTTGTTCCAACTGCTTGTATCAATGAATCTATCGAAAGCGTTCCTGTTTTTGTAGCGCTTAACAGCGCATCAAGTGAAATAGTTTTTGTTCCGATTACAGCAAGAATAGAATCAAGTGAAGTGGTTCCGCTTTTTACTGCCCGTAACATTGAATCTAAAGAAACCGTATTGCTTTTGCTGTCTTGCAATAACGAGTCTATCGAAGCCGAAGTTGTTTTTGTTGCCTGAATCAAAGTATCTATGGACAGAACACCTTCCTTAACTGCCTGAATAAGCGTGTCTATTGAAACAGTCTTAGTCCCAACGACTGCAAGCATAGAATCTAGGGAAGTTTCACCCGTTTTAACAGCACTAAGCAGGGTATCCATTGAAATCGTTTTAGTCTTTGTTAATTGCAGTAACGCATCAATCGACAGCGAACCACTTTTAACCGCCTGTAAAAGCGCATCCAAGGAAACTTTCTGTGTCTTTGCTGATTGTAAAAGAGCATCTATTAAAACTGTATCGGTTCCGACCACCGCCAATAAAGAGTCAAGGGAAACGGTTATTGTTCTAGCAACGGAAACTAACGAATCAATGGATAGCGCTCCTGTTTTAACTGCTTGCAAAAGCGAATCTAACGAGACTTCTTGCGTTTTGGTTGCATAAAGCAACGAGTCTATTGAAAGTGTGTCTGTTCTGACCGATTGTAAAAGAGCGTCAAGGGAGGCTGTTTTGGTAAATGTTTTAGCAACAAGGGCGTCGATGGAAGGTGTTATGGTTATTGTTTCTTCGCTAGAGACTATTTCGCTCGCCCCAATGTACCAAGTTGAGCGTGTCTGCCCCTGAATGTCATCTGTGAATATTACAGACAGGTCTTCACCGTCATCAACTATGGCAAGATTTGTAGCATCTCCGGCAGAATTAAGACGATAATCGTTGTTATCGTAATCTAAAAATATGGAATTTGTATGCAGGTCTTTTTCTTGGTATGAAGCGTCAGGGCTTGTATCGTCCTCAGAAATATTGTGACCCGTAGTTCCAAAGCCAGCCCCATCATCAATGAAATCAGACGTATTGGCTTGACAAAGATTATTTTTAAAAACCATCGTTGTTGTTGATTCTGAAGCGTAATCTTGTTTGATTCCAAAACGATTTCCAACGCAAGTATTGTTATACACTTGATGGCTTCCAGCATAAATTGATTCTAGGACAATTCCCCCATATGTTCCATCGTTTCCATAAACAATATTGTTTTTCAATATTACGTTTTTTGCATTGTAATAAACCCTTAGTAGACTAACAGAACTAGACCCCCCCTTAAACAAACAACGGTTTACAGTCCACGTTCCCCCTTTAGCTCCATTCGACAAGAACAACCCGTCATTCCCAGCCCCAGAAACATCAAAAGCTAGATTTGAAAATTCTAAATCATCAAAGCTCCCCTCGACAGTCTCAAGACATCTGATATCATCATATGTTCCCCTGTCTATTCTTGCTCCATTCCCGTACGCACCACCGTTGTGTTCCGCCCCAGGTGATGCTGTTATTTTTAATAGGTGTCCATTTGTATCAAGGTCAAACTGTACCAATGAGGATATGGCGGTTTGCTCATTAAGGTGTTCAAAGGTTAAGTCCCCAGTGAGTTGAGCCGCAATATCTGCTTCTGCCAACGTCAGGGTTGCGTAATCTCCGGTCGCACCTATAGTAAAAGCCCCATCTGTTCCTGCACCAGCTCCGTTTTGTGCAACGGTTCCGGTCTTATCAGAATATATAGATTGCAAGCGTGTTTTTGCATCTTCATGAGTAAGCAATTGCGTAATGTCACCCTCAAGAACGATTATTTCCTCCCATGATTTATCGTAAATTCCATCAAATTGCGAATCAGTAATATGCTTTTTATCTAACAGTGATTTGTAATCAATAAACCAGTCCCGCTTTCTCTTCGGAACCGTGTTTTCATTATATCCTGCATCCCACGGATACTTCCCCTTTGCATCTGCAACTGTAAGGTATTTTTTCAGGTCAAGAACACTTTTCTTCGTGGACTTCCAGTCGGTAGTGCTTCTAACTTTCCAGTAATCTTTCCCGTCTTCAATAATGCAGAAGTGCTTTCCCGCTTTAGTAGGATAAAACCCTGAAGGGCGTATGTCCACTAGTTGACAGTCAGACCAATATTTCAGTCTTGTTGTCAAATCAGGAACAAGTTTTTTATATCCTACTTTAAAAACCCACTGCATTAATTAATGTCCTGCATAACTATTTGCTTTTACGTTCTTTCCATGATTCCTTCGCTGTATTCCACCCCAAACCAACCAAGTCTATCAGTTTGTTTTCCCCCTGTTTCCCTAAAACCACAGCAAAGTATTTTGGAATGCCATATATAATACCCAAAAGAAATGCGTTGTTTTTAACTACCAATTCAAGATAGTCCTGCAACCCACCGTTTGCCAACCATTGTAGAAAACTTATTTCTTCCATCACTCCACCTATAAAATCATTATTGGTGTTTTGTGTATGTGTAATCTAGGCATGGCATTTGGACTTCGTGCTACAGCACCCATCCTTACCCCATAGCATACGCTACAATATTCATTGCAGAATAATTTTCTTATATCTATTCTCGTTTTGATGTTAACAAGTTTTTTTGCTATTGCCCAATAATCATATCCAACACCAAGATATTCAAATGCATTTCGTCCTATCTTAACTCTGTCTACGTTAAAAGTTCCTTCTATTTCATCGTTAAGTGGATACCACCACACGTGGCCATCAAACTGTTGAAGCCTTACCGACAAAAAAGCGGGAACTGTTCCCTTTTCCATGGCTTCGTTCGTGTGTATTCTTAAGTCACCCGATTCTACTTCCTTCAAGCATATAACTAGAGATGAATGGTTTACGTTTATATCGTTTTCTACTTCATATTTTGGTCTGTCTTTGTGTGTTTTGGCACGAATCATCTTCCCAAGGACACTGTTAGAATGCCACTGTAATAGGTCTCCGGTTCGCATCTGACTTCTAACTGGTAAATATAAAGAAAGGTCGTTTTTCATATCACTTTCCTTAGTATCAACGCATTCCTTATTGCCCGTTCAGGCACGTCTTCTTTTGCGTATTTTGAATCAAGCATTTGCCATGCCGCTTCGTTCCAATTCTTTTCTTCAACCGCTTTCTGCATGTTGTCAAAACCCTCAACCCCAGTCTTTCTTGTGTCGCTCCCCTCACCAATATTAAATGCCATGTCCATTAAAACTATTTTTGCATCTTCAGGGAATGAATCAAAACCGTTAAATGCGTTCTTACACGCCATGTGTGCTGTGAGTATGTCTTGATGAAACAATTTCTCTATTTCTTCTTCTGAAATTCCCCTTTTTATCATTTCATCTGAGGGTTTACCAAATAGCCTGTGCCCCTTCCCTATCGTCCAATATCCCTTGGTATCCATGTAGGGTTTTTGCTTACAACCTTCGTTGTTAGAAATATACTCTTTAACTTTCTTGTAGTTCATGCCGCTTCACCACGATTAAGCGTTCCGTTTTTTGATACATATCTAACGAATTTCAAAAAGCTATTGTCGTAATATTCCTGAATGTCTTCTGAACTTACTTCAATCTTAACGTTGTTGACCAATGTGTACCAATCATCAACAGAGCCATTTCCATCCTTATCCAACATTGTTCCATGCACAACATATTGATTGGTCTGAAGCATATATTCAACTAAAACGGTTTGGTTCCTTATAAATATCATTGTCTTATAAGCCCACCCATCTGCCTCTGCCTCCAATACCAAGACCTTGCCACCGCTTGAATCCATCGTTGCTTCGTTTGTAAGTACAATGGTTTTAATCTCTAGCGACGTATTTCTTTCGGGTATAACCTGCATCGCAACACACCCCGATAACAAAAACGCTACTAAGATAGTTGTGGTGACAAATTTCTTCATGACCCACCGTTTCGCTTCTTTTGGTCGTCCCGTATTTCTTTTAACAGCCCATAATGTATATTAAGCGTGTTTGCTATTCCTTTCATTTCAGACCTTAATTCTTGACGTGTTTCAGCAATAGCAACTTTATTTTGAACGGTTGAATGGGAAACACTAGAAATCCAACACACAATCAATCCAGCAAAAACAGTCCCGAAAATTATTCCGAAAACCTTACTCGTCATTTTGTGCCCCTTTATAACCACCGGAATGGACATAGTTAATAACCCCAATCACCACCAAGCCTGTTTCTTTTAAAGTCTACGTGAAAGTCGTGCAACCCGAGTTCATTATCAAGGTTTGTTGCTTCAGTTGCGTCCACCCTTCTCACTCTAAGTGACAGCGTATCATCCCAACTAAATCCTGTTCCGATATCAACTTCTGTAAGATAACAGCTATACGCTGAAGTTTTTCCATCAACAATTGCTGTTTCTGCTGAAGCTATCGTCGACGCAGGACTTACCAAAGAACCAGACGGAGTTGATACAGAATATGCAACTTCTAGTTTATACTTGTGCCCAATAACCTCTGTTCCTGTGAGTACCGTATGTAAATGAATGCGTGGTGCCGTTGTTCCATCCCACCTCTGTGGTATGTTTAGTGTGGCAAAAATTTCCTCACCATCGTCATTCCATACAGGAAGCGAGTAGTAGGTGTGTGGTCCATAGTATTCAAGGGATGGAGCTACCGCCTTATTTATTTCATCGTATTGAATATCTGGACGCAGCGTTATGTTTCTTTCTGCATCACCAACCAAGGTAAGTATCCCACTTTCATCTATATCTAAATAGTTTGTGGAATCTCCAAACCGCCCTGCTGTCTTTTTGAGTTTTTTGGTGTTATAATTTACGCTCATGGTGCATCACCATTACATTTCTTCAAGGATGTAATCGTATGGTATTGAAGCACCGTCATCTGTTGCCGCATTGCTTTCTGCGGAAACTCTTAGCACCTCGTGTATCCCAACGGTTCCATCCACAAGCCACACGCCATCTGGGTCTGTTCCAACAACATAGTCTTCATCGTACAGCTTTCGTTCTGTCCCATTTATTTGAGAATACATCCTGAGTGTAATGGTGGCTCCAACATGAAGTGCGTTCATGTCTACCACGAGAGAATGAAGTTTGTATTTTGTGTCATTGGCCCCTATTGAAACTATGTTTGCTTCTGATGTGTTCCAGCTTGCAGTTGTGGCACTTGCGGCAATTGATCCGGCTAATTTGTCTGTTGTTGTTTTAATTGATATCGCACTTGAGGCAACTTCAGAGACGGAAGCTTCCGTTGAGTAGCCTGTTATACCTATAATTCCAGCAAGACCTTCGGAAAGAGAAGCTTCTGTTGCGTAGCCTGTTATTCCGATAACGTTTGCAGCAATGTCTGAAAGTGAAGCCGCTGTTGCTCCTGTGTTTATGTCTATTCCGTTTATTATTTCCATTATGTCAGCCTCCGATACCGCACCGAAAGACCGTATGTTTTGGCTTCAGAGTTAAGCCATGCAATATCAACTTCGTCGTTTAATGCAAACAGAAGCGGTTCTTCAGGTCCCCACACTATATCTTTAACCCCACCCATATCCTTAGAATACAGCTTTGCGTCGTATGGACTTCCAGCTGTCGCATCTCTTATTACCGTGAAGTTTTCTGTAGTAGTTGGTGCTGTGCCAACAATATGCAATTCTACGCCCAACAACTCGTATTCAAAGTTGGAGTAGGTTGCAAAGTTTGCGGACAATGTAAAGTCAAGAGTCCCAGAACTAGACTCATAGGTAACAAACGCTGAGTCCTTGGAAAAGTTTTTCATTACTGTAGGTGTTCTACTCATGACCTACTCCTTTTAGCTTTCCAAAGACGATTCCTCCAAATCCTTTACTTTCTTCTGTAATTGCATCCAATTCGTATCTGTAAGTTCGACACCAAATTCAGAAGAAGCGTATATGATAAGTTCTTCTCGGTTCATCGCTCGTTGCGATTTCCCGTATTTGGTCTTAACGTAGTCGTTAAGTTCTGACCTTGTTTTGAATTTTGAAGGTTCGTCTTCTTTTTTGTGTTCTACTATGGCATCCATTTTAAGTGGGCCAATAGAGGTTATTTCTTCTTCTGCCTGTTCCTTGGCTTCATTAACATCGGAAGTTTCTGGTTCAACCGCCTTTACTTCAGGAACTTCATCGTGTGGATATCCAAGGTTTAGCAAGTATTCTATAAGTTGGGGGTTATCTGTTTCAACAACTCCCCCACCAGCATCAAAGCTGCACCACCTTCTGCGTGTGATTGGGTTCCACACCACTCCCGGCAAATAAACTCCGGGTATATCTTTTTTATAAAATTTCATATTGTCCTCCCGGTATAGGGGAGTACTAGACTCCCCCACCTTGGTTACATTGTCGCAAAAGTTCCGACTTCATCAATAACAACCCACTCGGTCATCCCATGGACATACTGAATCTTCAGTGCCGATTTGGTATCTGACGAATATGTGCTGCCAGAAGAAGGACTTCCATCTATATAGTCGCCCGTTCCTGCCGTGATAGCAATATCTCCCGCACCCTGCTTAATGAAGGTTATTGTCGCTCCATCATCCGAAGCACCCACAGCGGGAAGTGTTACGGTAACTGTGCTTGCTGAATTGATACGAATAGTAGTACCAAAGTCAGCGCTCGTAACGGTATATGCAGTAGTTACAGTGGATGGGTTGCCTACCGCAAAAGCGGTATCAATATTCTTCATAATCTCATCCATGTCAGGACTGCGAACTCGTGTATAATCAAAAATGTTTCCCTTAGCCATTATACTCTCCTTGTAAGTAGACGCTTAAACGTCGTTAGTTCCTTACGTTGACGCAAAGGTTCCTTCCTTGGACACTATCGCCCATGTAGTAGCACCATGCACATATTCCAATCCAAGAACGGCATTATCAGTTTCAGATGCATAAAATCCGGTTGCAGCAGAACCGCCAACTTTATCACCGGTTGATGCTAGAATCGTCATTTTACCAGCGCCCTGCTTAACGAATGTAAGTTTTGCCCCATCTTCAGTCGCACCGACAGCCGGAAGTGTCATTGTAAGGTTTCCGGCAGCGTTCACCCTGATTGTCTTACCAAGATCGGTTGTTAAAACTGTATAACTTGTGGTAAGAGTTTCCGCATGAGCGACAGAAAATGCCGTGTCAATGTTTTTCATGACTTCCTTCATGTCGGGGCTTCTTACTCTTGTGTAATCGAACACATTTCCATCTGCCATTTTATTTCCTCCTGTAAGTAGGCAGTCTACGCTGCCATTCGTTCCTTACGCTCCCGAATCAACGGGACTATCCTTAAAATTGTAGGATTAATTTCTTCAGTGTGATGACAACAAGGGCAAAGTGAAATCAAATTATACCCTTGGTTAGCATCGTTTTCATCTTCAAAATCTTCAAACCTAATTAAATGGTGGACATCAAGTTCCTTGCCAATATCTTCTCTTGTCTTACCACACAAATAACAAGTATGTTTATCTCGTTCTCTGATACGCTTACGAATTTTGTTCCAACCCTTACCACGATACCCACTTGATTTTCCGTCAATATAGTGGTAGTGGTCTTCGCCCCTGAGAATGTAATCTATGTTTTTGTCTTGACATTCCCGTGAGCAAAACACATGTCCGCCTTCCTTATTGTCGTGTTCGTAAGTAGACTTGGCCCGTTCAAATGTCTTTCCACATTCGCTGCAAGTTAAAGAAAGAGTGCGGCCATGCAATATGTGTGTATGCCGTTGACAGCACCCTAACTTTTTACCGTTTTTGGTTGCCTGAACATATTGAGCTTTAGGTTTTGTGAAAACCTTTCCACAGTGTTCGCAGGTCAACTCTACCATTGTTTGTTTTTCGTTTGGCCGATGAAGTTTGTCTCGTTTGCCACAGGACAAACAGGTGGGCCTTGTTGATCGAAACGTTATTCCACAATGGATACATTTATGCGTATATTTACCATTTTTCTTTCTGTCTTCTTTGCCAGCCCTGTTTTTACGAACCCTACTGTTTATTTCGTCACGATGCTTGTCTGAATATGCATGTGACTTACAGTTAGGGCTACAGTATTTAGCGTACCAATTTCTTGCACTAAAAGATTTTCCGCAATACTGACAAATTAGATTGTGCATAAATGTATCCAAGTGGATTTATTTTCTTAAAGTTTTACTTTAAGAAACCATCGTAAGTACCTTAACTTGTTGTTAAACCGGTAATTGAGCCTATGAACTCCTTAGGACCTGAGTCCAGGCCGAACTGTCCGAATATCTGCCCCGTTTCACTCGCGCCCGTTTTAGACAGCTCCTCATAGAACAGAACTCCCTTGCCGGGAACTGGAAGCCAAACAGGATGACAAAACGCCATATCTGCGATGACGACTGTGCTTGTAGTTACCTGTGGAGAATAAACTACACCAAGGACGCAGAAGTCTGTCATAATCTGCTGAATATTCACACCACCAACATCCCTGCTTTCGGGTTCATATCCGTATTCATTGGAAATCTGCTGTTTCTGGAATGCATTACAGAACAGGACGGGATTTTCAAATTCAGCACCCTTGTCAAGCATCGTTCTCAAGAGTTCGTTTACGAGGTCTCTTGAAAGGTCAACGCTACCAGCCGCAACTGTGCTAGAGCCGGAAAGTGCAGCAACAGCTTCAAGACCACGAGACTTGCCAGCAACAGCAGCGGAACTAGCCTGCTGATATACACCCTTGAAACATATGTATTCAAGATCTTTCGCAATCTGCTTCAGGTTTGCGTTAATTTGGAAATCAAGCTCGTTCTGTGCGGGGTCCCATTCGCTCGCATCTATAAGATTGGTTGTAGTGTCGGCAGTTACCTGTCCAGTAGCAGATAGTTTCGTGTAGGAAACATTTACCCGTCTCTGAAGTATCTGCGTTGAGTTGTAGTCTGCACTTCTTACATACTGATATGCTGTAGATGCGGTTGCTGAAGCTGTTTCAGAAATACTCGCCGAACTAGCCGTTGCCAAATCCCAAGGCTGAGAAACCGCAAACTGCTGATCTGCTACCAAGCGAACCTTTCCACCTTCCAACCCACCCATCATGTTAATAAAGGGGGTTTTGTTGTCAGACCCCACCATATATATTGTTCCAATATAGTTTGGCAGGTTCCAACTTGTACCATTACCACTCGTGTTAGCCATAATTGCTCTCCTTTGTTAGTGGTCGCTCGGTGGCAATCTTACTTTGTTGCTTATTTATTTTTTGATTCTTCGCTATTAATCTGGCGTATTAGACGGTTAGCAAGTGCCGTGTTTTTACTGGCAAGTGCTGCCGCATAGTCCTTTTTCAGCTTTTCAAGTTTATTTGCACTAGGCGTATTATCAGCACCGCCAGCCCCACCACCAAATGACGCTCTCAGAATATTGTCTCTTTGGGGATGCTTATCTATAATCATAGACATTGCTTCATCAAATCCCGCAATTTCTCCTGGCCTTTCTATTGAGAAAATTTTCTGTCCATCACTTTCTCCACCGAGATGGTATCCAATAACCACTGTCTTTCCAGCCGAATTCTTTTCGACCTTAAAGTGTTTCCCAAAATGGTCTTTAGCGATTTCGGGAACAAGGTGTGTCTTTGGGTTTTCACCAGCAAACCATTGTGAATTGTTAAAGTTCTGAAGCACTAATGAATCAAATATGTCAGCCTGTTGAGAGTTTATAATCCCACTAAGCTCTGTTATTTTTTCATCATAGGTCTTTTTTATTCCAGAAAGTTCCTTATCATGAGCATCCTGCAACTGAAGCCTTAATGCTTCCGCATCTTTGGAATCTATAAGCTTCTGACCTTCAATATCCTGCATTTTAGTTAGAGCTTCAAGTGCCTTGGAGGGGTCTTCTATTCCAGAATATTTTTCTTTGAACGAATCAAGTTCATCCTGAAATTCCTTTGCCTTAAGTCTGTGATTTTTTGCTTCTTCCTGAAGTGATGGAATTTTACTGTATAGATGAATTGCATCTATAGCAACTTCAGCACCATCATCACCAACCATTACGGGCAAACCCTTTTCATTTACAGCTACACCAACAACACTTCCGTCTTCGCCTTCTATTGTCTTGTATTTCATGGCTTCACGCCTCCGTTGCTCTTCCGAGCTAAAATAAAAAAAGCCCAATAAACGGATTCCTCCGAAAACTGGGCTTAAACATTGTCCCCTAATGGGGAGATTAATTTAAGAGTCCTAAACTTTTTGTTTTAACGTTACCTCTTCTGTCCGTACACCTCCCTGATTATAGGTTAATTTTATGGTGAAAACAACTTCACCCGTAAACTTCTCCCTTTTCAGTCTCTTGTGTTGAACTCTGACCTTATCTAATGCAACTTCTGTTTTTTCTACACTATTCAACTTGCACCTTACACTAGCTATCGTATTTTGTCAAGCATTAATACGTACATAGACGTACCATTTATGCGCTATTATTACGGAGAAACACATCGTGTGGCATCAAAATTACTTCGAGCGAACCCCTTGGCGTGAATAATGGTGCACGATCTTCCACAAAATGGGCATTTTCCGTGGGCTGATTTCCACGGTTCTGTTTGAATGGCACATAAACAAAACATTGTGCTATAGCCGCATATACACCTAATCACTCCGCCACATCCGCAACAAAACGCTACCTTTTTCTTGTTCCACTCTGTGCATGTTCCAAATCCATCCGTAAGTTCTGAATATTTAGATTCAATCGTTTCTTCTGACGCAGGTATAATGCTTGATGATTTTCCATCTGGAAATTTTAACCAAAAGCCACTGATACCAGCTGGTCCTCCACACGTAGAACCTTCAACCTTGACTGGCTTTGCTTCTTTGCACTCAACACACATCGCATCTTTATTTGTTAGCCCCATGGGGCAACTAAAGTTTTTCATTTTAACACGCTCTTTGCATCCTTCTCATTCTTTTTACACGTTCTTTTCCTGTTTCGTTTATTGTAAGTAGCTTATCCCAACATCTTTTTCTGGTGTTGCGTAACATAATAGAAAGTTCGGTGTTGTGTTTCTCTTGGGTGGCCATAAACGTTAACCGAGTAGCATAGGTGGGTCGTTGCCTTTCTACAACAACCCTTATCGCTAGTTCAATATATGTGATGTGGCAGAATTCGCTTATTTCGTAGCCAAAGGGTGTGTTTTCGGTCGTTCCAGACGTTTCTGTTGAACTTGTTGTGTCCGTTGCGTCTGTGTTATAGTAATAATATGCCGTGTGACATTTTCTTGTTCTATTTGTTCCCGAATATATCATCGTTCTTACCCTACCACCCTATCTAAATATCTTCTCAAACTGCCGCTTAATCGCTTTTACATCTAGCTGTTTTGTCAATTTGTTCCCAAGCAACCACGGTTCTTCCAACATCCCTTCATACAGATAGTCGTTTTTATCAACTTCAATTATGTAGTCTATGAATTCTTTTTCTGAACGAAAGTCATAATAATTAAAAAAGCTGTTTGTGTTAAATTCTTCACCAATTCTTGGATTGCCCCTGTAAATTGGGATACTATTTACTAGCATTGGCTCTGTAAGTTTTTCCGTCGTATATCCTGAATTTGGGTTATAATCGCTTCTGTTGTTTTCAAATGCTATTGTGAACTTATAATCTCTGAGAAATCTCATTTTTTCAGGATATTTCGTATATCCGCCAACCTTGGTTCCCTGTCTTCCACCCAAAACAAACCCCATATTATTGAACGAAGTGCCTGCCGAATCTACCTTCTTATATTTTGACAGTTCTTTAAAAAATCTATTCCTAGTTTCACCATCTCTTGTATTTGAAAAAAGGAAATTACAGAATTTTGTCTTTTCATACTTTACCTGTTCTGTGTCTATATTTTTTATGAGCGAATCAAGTGGTGTTCCTGTATACAACATCCTTATAACATAGTATGGCATCCTGAAGTGCCTTGGGCTGTTTACGTAATTATCTCCAAACGCCCAATCGCATTTAGACATGTCAACATCTATAATTTCACCCATGAAGAATATTTTCTTAACGCGTCTTTCGCAATGGATGGTTGGCATACTTCTTTCTGCTGTATTTGAAAATATAACATAATCTGGATGAAGACTAAGAACAAAATTGTAATCAAGAAAAGAGAACATAGCCCTCCATTCTTCTATTCCGAACCCCCACCAATTGGAAAAATTAATCTTTATGGTTTTCAACTTACGCTGGTGGTACCTCCTTTGGGCGCTAGGCATTTATAAGCATCTTCGTACCAAGCTATTGTTTTTTCTAATCCTTCGTAAATTTGAGTTTTAGCTTCAAATCCAAGTTCTGTCTTAGCTACCGATGTGTCTAGCATTCTAACTGGTTGTCCATTTGGTTTTGATTTGTCCCAATGTATATCGCCACTAAATGACGTTATGTTTGTTATTATTTTTACTAATTCACTTATTGATGTTTGTTTTCCCGTTCCGATGTTTATGGGTTCAATTCCATTATATTTTTCAAGTGCAAGGACAATTGCATCTACAGCATCCTCAACATATATAAAGTCCCTAGTTGCGCTCCCATCTCCCCATATTATAACATCATCATGTTCCTTGAATTTCCTTATTAGTGATGGTATAACGTGTGATGAATTATAATCAAAATTATCTCTGCATCCATACATATTTGTTGGTATCAAAAAGATTGAATTAAAACCATATTGTTTTCTATATGCTTGGGACTGGACAAGGAGCATTTTTTTAGCCATACCATAGGGGGCATTTGTTTCTTCTGGATATCCATTCCATATATCGCACTCCTTAAACGGGATGGGGGTATGCTTTGGATAAGAACAGGTGGTTCCAATGCTAATAAACTTTTTTATCCCCCTAACATATCCTTCGTGTAATAGTTGTGTTCCCATCATTATGTTTTCATAAAAAAGGACTGCTGGGTAGTCCATATTGAAGCCAATTCCACCGACTCTTGCGGCAAGATGTATTACAATATCTGGATTTAATTCATCATACATCCGCTTTACGTCCTCAGCACTTACGAAATCATATTCCGAATGATTCGCACTAATTCCACCAATCCGTTCAACAACGTATTTGCCTAAGAATCCACTGCCACCTGTAACGACTATTCTCATTGTTGTTTTCCAAATCCCTTTGGTGGGTCTACTTCCCACAATAGTCTATAAATATCGTTAAATAATCTTCCAAACCAATAGCACACATCTTCTTCTGCGTCATCTTCTTGATCTATAACCTTTTCCACGCTTGGCTCTACCACCCTGAGTCTATGTATCAATGCGTGACACAATTCGTGTGCAACAATTTCGGTATTCCACTTTTCTTTTATAAAATGTATTTCGCCTAACTTTGGTTTTACCACTCGTATTTCAGTGCCTTTGTCTATAAACAAAGTCCATGGAACAAAATCTACACAACCAAGACAAGAATTTGGAACCTTGTCATAGGTGTTTTCATCGAAACTGTCTTGGTCTTGCCATAGAAAAACGTGGAAGTAATATCCGCCCCTTATTTTAGCAGTCCACTTCGCAACAAGTTTGGTTTCATCCTTAAATCGTTTAATCAAAACCAGCCTCTTTTAAAACCAATTCCTTCTTAGCAAGCTCCATATCCGATTCAACCATTTCATCAACAAGTTGGTCAAATGTAATCTTCGGTTCCCACCCTAGAACCTTTCTTGCCTTTGAAGAATCACCACACAGGGCGTCTACTTCTGTTGGCCTGTAATAGCGTTGGTCGATTTCAACATAGTCCTTATAGTCTAAATCTAATCGTGTAAAAACTGCTTCCAAAAACTCCCTTACTGTTCTCATTACCCCACTTGCTATAACAAAGTCGTCTGGTTTTTCGTGTTGGAGTATAAGAACCATTGCGCTACAAAAATCTTTAGCGTGGCTCCAATCACGCTTAGCTTCAAGGTTCCCAAGGTATAATTTGTCTTGCAGTCCTAACTTTATCCTTGTTGCTGCACGTGTAATCTTACGTGTTACGAAAGTCTCCCCACGACGAGCCGATTCGTGATTTGTCAATATTCCGTTACTTGCAAAGATTCCGTAGGCTTCTCGATAATTCTTTACCATATGGTAAGCATATAGCTTTGCTATGGCGTATGGGCTTTGTGGACTAAACGGAGTATCTTCGTTCTGTGGTGGAGGTGAAGACCCCCATAACTCTGACGACGAAGCTTGATACATCCTTGCTTTCGGGTGTGCCCTTCTTATCGCCTCAAGCATCCTTAGTGTCCCAAGTCCAACTATATCTCCAGTATATTCTGGTACTTCAAAGCTAACTTTTACGTGAGACATTGCTGCAAGATTATAAATTTCATCCGGCTTGATGTCACCAACAAGCTCCATTAATTGACCAGACACAGACAAGTCGCCAAAGTGAAGGTGAAGTTTCGTGTCTTCGTGCTGATCTTTGTAAAGATGGTCTATTCTTGCGGTGTTTAGTGAACTTGACCTTCTTACAATTCCGTGAACTTCGTATCCCTTATCTAAAAGAATTTCAGTAAGATACGAACCATCCTGTCCTGTGACCCCACTTACAAGTGCTTTCAAACATATTCTCCTATTCTGTCGCTACAAAACCCTGCACATGGTCTCATAATTGTTTTGGTTATACCACGCATTTCGGGCAAGACGCATATTGAACTTGGGGTTAATGTCCTGCCGGGATATGTCCACAAATAACCATCTGAAGTTAACGTAACCGCATCGGTGTTGTGGAAAAAGCACCTTACCCCTAAACCCATTAAGGAGTATAGCGTCCATTCTGTTTTTGCGTGACACCACAACCCTTCTTGCCTTAAAAAGGATTCTTCTATTTCATGTTCGGGCTTGTCGTGTCCAAGATACCAACCATCGTAATGCCAAACGTCAACTTCGCAATCAAAATTCTTAAGCGCAGAATTGATATAGTCTGGGTTGTTTTCTTCCTCAGTCTTTCCCGAAACATTGCCCCTATGGGATATAAGAATCAATTGCTTCTATTTCCTCTTTGGTAAGATAATCAGCATAACCACCTACAATCATTTTCCCAACCAAATTCTTGCTTGTTATAATATGGTTTGTATAATCTCCGAAGATAAGGCTTTTATCGGATATCAACTCCATGAGCATTGAATAAACCTTTTCAGCATCTATTGAAACACCAAGTACTGATGAAATTTCGGTTATTATTTTTATTGGGTCTTCTATGTATCGTTCATACACAAATTCGTAATCTGAATATTCTTTCCAGTCGTTATAATATTTCGTATTAAGTTTGAGATATTCATTGAAGTCGTATGGAATATTTTCTGTAGTTAGAAATCTTTTTGCAGACGAAATAGAATCCTTCATGTCCCGCTTTGTTGTAAAAATAATATCTGCCCAGTCCCTAAGTTCTTTGCTGTATGCGTGTGTTTTTAAAAGGTGTGTTTTTGCTTCGTTTTTTTCGTTATAATAACCACACCAAGACGAATAAACATCTTCAAAACAAAACCTGATTATGTTAAAAAGTGCGGTACTTCCGCTTTTGTGCATTCCTGCCACTAAGATATTCAAGATATTGTCGCCTTATATTCTTTAACAGTTCTTATGATGTGTTTTACGTCTTCGGTTAAAAGTTCTGGATAGCTGGGTAGTAAGACACATTCTTTTGAAAGGATTTTGGCAGCTTCTCCACACTCACGTATCGGAAGGTGTGTATGTGTCATTAGTGGGTAAAACATTGGCCTTGTTTCTATATGGTGCTTTTCAAAATATTTTTTTGTGGTTTCGTAAGAACTTCCCTTTATCCTGACACCGAACATCCAGTTTGCATTTTTGGTGTTTGGGTCTATTTCCTGTGATAGATGCCCAAGTTCAGACCTATATCTGTCAAAAATGCGCCCCTTCATTTCTAGTATGTTATCAATGCTTTCTATCTGTCCACACAGAATTGCTGCCGCCACATTCGTCATCCTGTAGTTGTATCCAAGCATGTCATATACAAATCTCTTTTCTGTTTCCCCCTGTGAATGAAGCCGATATGCGTATTCAAAAATGTCTTTGTCATTTGTAACAAAAGCCCCTCCTTCTCCGCTTGACAAGGTTTTGTTTCCGTAAAAAGAAATTGCCGAACACAAAGACTCTGAATCTGTTGGTTTTCCTTCGTATTCACCCAAAAATCCTTCACAATTATCTTCTACAAATACAGCGCTTGGGTGCTTTCTTTTTAGTTCCGGCACATTAATTACATTGCCAATGTTATGAACGATCAATACAGCGCATCGTTCTTCGGGTATTTCATCCACCATGTTCCACGTTGATTCGTCCGTGTTAGATAGTTTGAGATTCCAGTATTCCCCATCATATAAAAACGGATTTATTGCTGCAACATAAACATTGTCTGGGATAACCAACGTATTTATGTCTGGGTGCTTGTATCTTAATGACTTTGCAACAAGGTGCATTGCAGTAGTTCCGCTTGAAGTTAGAATGACATATTTGCAACCAGTTATCCGTCTGAGTTCTTCTATCGCTAAGTCTTTATACTTTCCCATCGAAGAAGAAATCCACGTGGAATTTATTGCATCCAATACACAGCTAACATTTGGAAGGTACTGTTTATAAATTGGTATTAATGTGCCATGACTTTTCATCTTCTTGTCCTACACCTTTTGCACAGCGGATGTCTTCTTATTCCCACAGCAAGTTCGTTTGACGTTCGTTTCATTTCTTCAGAACTCAAAATATAAATAAGTGAACTATCCTTTATATTACCGAACACAACAGATGACTTCCAATCCATACAGCAAATCACAACATTTCCCATGTAATCAATCGAAAGTTGTCTATACGGTGCGGTACACGGAGTATTGTGTTGATTGCAATCTCTATCGTACCAACAAAGCCTGTCGTCCATTTTGTTTTCATCTACCCCAAGCCACGAAACATCGCTTATACCCACATCGTCGAACATTGACTTTGTTATACTATTGTCATATCTTGAAACAAAATACTTTATATTGCCTATTTCGGAAAAGTCAAGAAGCAGTTCTTTGGTAAGAATCTTTCCGTTTGTCCATATTATTATAGTTGACCTTGGAAGCATCTTTCTTGTATAGTTCATTATGTAGTAAAGCCGTGGGTCTATTGTCGGTTCATTATAACAGTGAAATCCTATTGACCCAACGTATCCAAGTTCTGAAAGTTCATATATTATCTGCGTAACGTATTTAAGCGGAAGGTGTTTTCTTTCGGTGTACACGCTTACCGGACACTTCTTGTGGTTCATATTACATACGTTGCTTAACTGTATTCTGAAGTCTTCTACTTTTGTAATCATATTAATATGTTTTGTGCTTTTTTTGAACAAAACCGTCTGTCGCTTCACCATATACTGTTTTTCGTGCAAGCGTTACAATGGTTTCGTCTATTTCGTCTATCAGGTCGCTCCGTTGAACGTTAAGGTCACAACATTTTTTAAGTGTATTCCACAAATCAAACGTTCCGTCTTTGTCGTCTATATATCTTTCTTTAAATTCTTCAAAAGACATTCTTCTAATTTCGTAAAGAAGTTCTTGGTTGTTCCACATCTTTGTATCTACAGTTATCAACTTGTCTATCAAACCACCGATTGTATCCATTATTTCACCAAATCCACCACCAAAGAAAGCGGTAGTCCCGTATCTTTTACTCTGATATCAAAATCCGGTGTTCGCTGTATCTTGCCAAGTGAATGGTCTATCTTTTTCGCAACGGGTGTTCCATCTAGAAGATAATAGTGTAGGTATTCCACATTTTTAAACTGTGTCTTTTCCAACAACCATACCATTGATTCAATAGTTGGAAACCACACAACACCCTTTCCTCCAAACGGGTCTTCGTAAATTTTACCGTCACACTTCAAACACCTGTCGTACATTATTGGGCTTCTATAGTCTGGAACCGACAATCTAAAGAGTCCACCGACCCTTAATATCCTGTGTATCTCATTGATAACGCTGTGTAGTTTAGTTGGTTTTATATATTCAAATACGCTTTCCGATTCAAATCTGTCAACCGAACCATCGTCTAATGGAAATGGAATTGTTATATCGTGTTTTATGTGCCGCCCATCGTCTCTGGTTAAGGATAGCCCAACAATATTGTCCTTTCGCCACAAGGGAATATCACCGGCATACAATCTTATCGGTTCTTTAAGGTCTGAAAACTTCAATTGATATACCTATATACGGTAAACGCTTCTGCATACTTTTTTCCTATCTGAGCACCACGTATCTTGGCAAGGCTTCTTATAAAGTCTTCGCCCATCTGTGGCCTTCCTTCCAACTGACTCACGTAACAATTTATAGCATTTACCTTTTTATCCAACTGCCCTTCGGTTATTTCGTAAAACATTGTGTGGTGTGTCTGCGGTTCATTTCGTGGCGCTTCGTATCCAAGAACCGAACAATCCATAAAAGCCCTTACACCTTCCCGAGCAACAACTGAATGGTCTTGGTGAACGTCTGTCGGTGAAGGAAGAAAGACAATATCTGGGTGGAAGGCTTTTTTCATTTCTATAAGATTGTCAAGAATTTGTTGCCTATGCCCATCCAACAACCTAACGCAATAATTAAGTGGTGTATAATATCCTATTCCTAGAAGTCTAAATGCGTCTTCGGTTTCTTTTATGTAGTCTCCGTAGGTTCTTTTGGTGAATATAAAAGACCAGACGATATGTCCTTCTTCTGCAAGCCTTGCTATTGTTCCCCCACATCCAATGGCGGCATCATCTGCATGGGGTTCTAAAACTAATATTTTCATACTTCTATCGCATCCAAGTCAAGGTAATCTGGAAAATCTCCGTAGTATCTCTTTATTCCCATTCTAACTTCAGGGTGAAAGTGCATATTTGGAAACCCATAAAAACTATCGTCTACTTTACTTTCGTCAAAGTTGTCCCATATATCCCAAAATTCTTTTCTTGACCCATGGTATCCTGCCTTGAATCTTACTCGTTCATCACCAACCAATCCAAAATGATACAGCACTTCACTGCGTTCTTTAAATGCAGGGCTGAACTGTTTTCCAAGGTGGCAATGTCCATAAACGTTTCCTTTTACGTGACGTGCGATTCGTACCGGCCCCCTTCGCCTATCTCTTTGTGGATAGCAAGTTATGAACCTTCTATTCTTCCAAAATAAATACTGCTCTACTTTTATAATGTTTATAGCTCTGTGGTTTGTCAGGATATCATCAACCCTTTTAACTAGACTCGCATTGAAAAATTCATCCATGTCAGTACACCAAAAAACATCCATATCGTCACGAACGAATTGTGAACCATACACAAACATCTTCATCTTACCAATGGTAGAACCTCCCACCGTAGCAACCACATCGTCAAGGTCAGTCTTTTCGATAAGCGTTATCTTGTTTTCGGGGTCAGGATAGTTCTTTATAAATTCATGCGAACCGTCATCTGAAAACCTGTGTGGTTTTTCTATTACGTTCAAATCGTAAAAAATCAACTGGTCAAAATGCTCATATAGAAATGGTAGCTTCTGCTTTAGGAAGACTATTTCGTTCCATAGAATACTAAAATGACAGTGCTTCATTTTGTTCCTTTATTATACAAAAAGTGGAAGTCCAAAGTCACACAAATATACCACAAGGGGTCTTTTGCTTTTAGATTCTCTTTGGTTAAGCCACGTTGACGTTACAATATTTATGGGAGTATATCCAATAGCTTTCCAGAAATAGTTTGATTCAAGGTCATAAGCAACTCGACAACTTACTCCGGTCTTATTTAGTGAAGCGGCTCTTTGTCTTACGATTGCCTCTAGTGCGGTTGCTCGCTCCCACCTTCTAGCGTCTTTTCTTACAACAATTTGTTCAATCTTGGCAATGTCTCTAAAGAAGTGTCCGTAAACAAATCCGGTTATGTCGTTATTATCAAGATATACCCATATATTCTGATATTTGTATCTATCTCTGTTGGCAACACGCCTCTTTCCAAGAACCGATAGATACACATCCATTGGTATAAACCCTAGTGCAGAACCTTCGCTTTTTCTTAGGGAATCTATTTCCCTAAAATCCGATTCTATACCCTCCCTAATCATCTACTCCATATCCTCGTTTCCGACATAATCCCATCAGCATCCCCCCTGAAAATCTGTTGTTTGAATTTAGAAAGTAATCCAATTCCTTCACGGTACTGCGTTTTATATGAATCGTCAAGCAGAATGAATTTTCTGAACTTATCTACGGAATGTTTTATGCATTGATTCCTTGCCCTTCCGTCAATTACAACCCAATCAAATTCTTCAAACGGGTCTATTGTGGAAACATATTCTTTAAACGACCTTCCACCTATTGCACCATAGCTTTCGCTTAAATATTCCTTGTCAAAAACTTCGTCAGGTGGTACATAAATAAGGTTTACGTTATCGGCAATTACTTTTCTAACGCTTTCGTACCACTTTAAATCGTGTTCCACAGAAACAACTGACTTCGCCATTTCTGCAAACCATACAGTGGAACCGCCAGAACCGTATTCAAACACGGTGTCTGTGGGTTTAATGTTTTCTAACATGAAGCTTATTACCGCTTCTCCAAACCACGGGGTTTCTTTAACTACCATCTTCAATCGCCTTTATGTCAATGTAATCAGGGTATTCACCATAAAATTTCTTTACCCCCATATTTATAGAAGAATTTGGATGCATCCTTGGGTGTCCATATATCTCGTTCCCAACCTTTCGTTCATCAAAATCATTCCACGTATCCCAAAAGTCATTTCTTACGCTGTGGTATTTGCTTTTGAACTTCATTCTTTTTTCGCCAACAAATGCAAAATGATAAAAGAATTCATCTTTTATCTCATATACCGGAGTGTATTGTGCAGCAAGAAAACAGTGTCCATAAACGTTATCTTTTTTGTGTCGTGCTATCCGAACCGGACCTTGGCGTGTATCGTTGTCTGTAAAGCACAACATAGTTCTTGGATTCTTCCAAAACATATATTGCCTTACGCTTATTGACTCAGCATCTTCTGTTGAAAAAACATTTTCCACTTTTTCTATAAGACTTGCGTTAAAGAATTCATCCATATCGGTACACCAGAAAACATCAATATCATCTCTTACATATTGAGAACCGAATATGAACATTCTTTGCTTTCCAACAACGGATGCACCAACGGTAGGCTTTACTTTGCTAAGGTCTTTTCGTTCTATTAAATGTATCTTACCTTCCTTGTCGGGGAAGTTAAGTATATATTCGTGTGACCCGTCATCAGAGAATCTTGGTTCCCCATCTACTACATTCAAATCATAGAATATTATCTGGTCAAAGTGTTCGTACAGGAACGGAAGTTTCTGCTTCAAGAACGTAATTTCATTCCACAATATGCTGAAGTGGCAGTGCTTCATTTCCACTCACTCCAATTGCTAAACACGGTGGTATGTGTTTTAAATTTATCGTAAGTCCAACTATACTTAAACAGCGGCGCTACTGTGCTGTATCTATACGCATAATCCATTTCAGGTTCTGCATCGTGGCAAACAATATATTCTGCTAAATTAGCCACTCGTATAATGTCTGTTGCCCTTCTCATCGGTGGGTGTTGGTCTATTAAAACAACACCCCATGCAAGTTTAACATCTGCAAGGTCGTAGCTTGTTACGAAATTAACTCTGTGTAAATCCGCCTGTCTTTTAGCCGCAAGCTCACAATATTTTTTGTTGTCTTCATAAGAAACAAGTAACCTTTCCTGTTCCATGCAAAGTTCATGTAGAACGGGCGAGCTAAAAAGTCCCGTCCCCATTTCAAGAACGGCACCATTGGTTCTGCTTAGCGCACTTATCAAAACCGGAAGGTGTGTAGACCCCGTGTGAACGAGGTCAAATCCAAATCTTTCCCTTACAATTACTTCGGCTTCTTCAACTGTTATCATAATGGAAACCTTTCTCCTATTTTTACAGCAGGGACACCGGCAACGATTGTCCATGGTTCGACATCTTTTGTAACAACCGCACCCGCACCAACAACTCCACCTTCGTTTACCGTAACGTCAGGCATTATAACCGCATTCACACCGACAAATCCATGTTTACCTATATGCACAAAGCCCCTATAAACACCCGCATCCTTTTTAAAGGCCATGGCTGTCATATATCCATCAGGTGTATTTGTTCCAGTCAGCAACCTTGCCCCCTGAGAAATTGAGCAGTATTCCCCAACATCGCATTCCCCACCGCCAAGAATTCCCGAAAAGGATGCAACGTGTACCCTGCTTCTAAGGACAGTTCCGGTTCCACCTTCTATTCTACAATAATCATCAACCCTTACATTGTCCCAAAGGAGAATGTTTTCAGGATTAAGTATAAGGGCGTTGTTAAACACATATACACTATTCCCAACATAAGCAAACTTGTGCATGAAAAAACTTGTTTTACAGACTCCGATTAGTTCCGGTTTTCTCACTTTAAATTCCCCAATACAGCCCTATTTCTTTTGCCACAACCTCTTCAACATTGTCATAATCTTCACTTAAAACAAACTTAACCGGAACTTGCCCCCTTAATCCAAATGCTCCGATATGTTCCTTTCCGAAATTTACCATTACCTTGTTGTCGTTAAAGAAATTATCTGTATTAAGCGAAAAAGTGTATGCACCCGAACCACGCCCCACTATTATTGGACACAGCCTTGCGATGTATGCATTTTCGTTTAGGTCGTTAAGGTGTGTTTTTATTATGCTTCTTGTGTAAATTACGTTTTCTTTCTTTATATCTCCATTGCGATTTGAAACAAAGAATATTACATTTTTAAACTTATCTGCAAGCCTTGTTATGATTGGGTCAAAATCAAAATTCTCTGACTGACCAGAAAGAACCATCCCGTTTGAAATAAATACCTTTCGGAATCTTGTGAACTTTGACATTATTGGTCTTACGTGTGAGAGTTCGTATTTATAATAGTCTATCCTTGGTACGAACAAAAGAATATCGTCTGGAACTTTTATGTCAAGCCATTCCAAACTTTCTTTAAACATCTGAAACAAACACTGTAGTGTGCAGTCGTATTTGTCGTGTATCGAAGGAACGGTTCTGTACCAAGTATTGATATAAAGAGCGTTGTCCTTCAATCTCCATTCGCTCTTTTTGGGATACGGTAGAATTGATTCATGCTTTAGTCCATCAATATCGGATATAAGTTTGCTGTCGTGTATATGGCTGTAAACGTATTCTTCTGCGGGAACGTTTTCCACAATCCACCTTACAAATTCACGTGATACATGAACGTCACCACAATGGAATCCGTTAAAAAAGTGTATCTTTTTAAACAAGGCCAGCACTCCTAAACTTTTCGATAACAAGTGGCATCGCTGTCTGCCCAAGATGAATTTCGTCTATCAGCCAACCATTTTTGGTTATAAAGTTTTCCACCATATCGTCATATATTGTAACAAACGGAATGGCATTTTTTTCACAAAAGTCTTTTACCTTTTCGTTAAACATCATCACGATTCCGTTTCTTTCTTCTTGGGTTCCATAACTATATATTGACGGTGGACCTGCGCCTATAACGCCCCATATAATCAAGCTGAACCTTTCATTGAAAAAAGATATTGCTTTACAGTATCCATCTACGCTTTCATCAACAGCATCGCAAACCGCATCCCATCCGGCTTCAAGAAGTCTTGGGATTTCGTATCTGCAATCACTGTCACCGTGTGGAAGCATAAGGTAATCTTCTTTCCAATCGCCAACCTTGTTTGTTATATCTATAATTCTATTTTTATTTGACAAAAGGTTGTGTGCAGACATTGGGCCTATTCTTATTCCGTTGAAATAAGGGCCTGTATTCTTTTCTACGTGTGGCCATATATCAACCATTTCGTCTTTACCTGTAAAGAACGAAGCGTGGCTATCCCCAATGCAGTATATCATCGTTCCAATTGTGCCTTAAGTGCTTCTATTTGTTTCTTTGTTTTTTCTGCGTTATTGATTAGCACATTAAGTGCATCTTCATTCATTTCAAGCACACTGTTGTATTTCTTTAATGTTTTGTTACAATTATCACAAGACTTTACATAACCAAAATCAAGTTTATACCCAAACGTAACATTCTTATGCTCACAACTTAGTTCTTTTTTTATTCTAGCTATATCAAGTTTGATGTATGATATTTCTTTTTTAATCTTTCTGTTAAACATGACTTACACTTTCTGCTTTTTCACAAATTTTATCAATACATTCTTCTATTGGCATACTTGTATCAATATCAATGAAGTTTTCAAGTGGTGGTTCATAGTCTTCTAAAAAATATTCTTCCCTACCACGAATTTCATTTGTGTGGAGATAAATTTCACACACATCATCTCGACTTTTAAGGTCTTCACGCAATTCACGATAGGGCGCAACCATTGAAACGAAAACATTTATCTGGAAGGAATGAAGCCATTCTGCTAACATCTGAACCTTTGGAATGTACTTTTTTCTTCCAAGTTCTGAATAGTCCCAATTACTAAGCGACTTTCTTATATCATCACTATCTAAGTGGATTCCGCCCAACTTGTTTTTTAGAGCATAGGCCAAGGTAGTCTTTCCAGCTCCCGGTTGTCCGGTAAACCAATAGATCATATCAATCCCCTTTCTTTAAACTTTTCTATAACAGTTGGCATCGCAGTTTGACTTAAGTGTATGTGCAAGTCTTTTTTTAACCATCCGTCTTTGGTTATTCCATCCTTAACGGTTTCTTCGTAAATGCTGATGAACGGTATATCATTTTCTTTGCAATATGCTTCTATTCGTTTGTTAAATTCTACAACTATCTTGTTTCTGTCAACCTGTGTCATATAAGAATTTCTTGGATTAACACCTTGGCCCCAAACACCGAATATCATCATGTTGTATCTTTTGCTGAGAAATTCTATACACTCAATGTATTTGTCGGCAAAGTATGTTATTGTTTCGTGATAGTCTGCTTTTGGATTTTCAGTAAGGTATCTTGGAATGTCACGCCTGCAATCCGGTTCACCATATACAAGCATAAGGCTATCGCTTTCTGTTATCCCAAGACCTTCTATGACCTTCAGAACCTTGTCAATCTTTTCCATCAATTCGTTGGCTACAGAAACACGCTCTATTCTAGCACATCTGAAGTATGGTAGTTTTCCCAAGTGACCCTTTGGCCACGGCTCCACCAATTCTTCAAATCCAGAGAAAAACGATGCGTGACAATCTCCAACACAATATATCATACCCAATCTTCTCCGTTCCATCGTTTTGAATAAAGCTTATCCATCACCATAACAAGAAAGAATTGCTCCCACGTATCCATCCACATTGGAATTGGTTCATAATTTACAACTCTGCCAATTAGTGAAATTGGTGGAGCACCAAACTCAATAATCATGTTTTGTAATTGGTCTTGTCTAGGAATCCACACAATGTCACTTCTATTCCATTCTGTTAAGTTTTCATCTTCGCATTGTACTGAAGGAACCGGGAAAAACCGTCTTTTGTAAGTCTTGTTTTCATCTGGCATATCAAAATAAAAAGAAGCATCTCCTATTGTCCACACCGCACAGTCGGCATAAAACCAATCACCATATTCTGGATGCCATGCGCCTTGTATTTCTTTTGCTTTTTCAAGCATTTTTATATTAAGTTCTGAAGTATCCACTATACCAATTCGTCAACCTCCATTCCACATTCTATTTTTTTCTTTATTCTAGTGCTTGAAATCTTTTCTATCTTGCTATCTAAAACGATGTGGTTTGTTTCATACCCAACATCACGCCCCCAGTTTATAGAAGCTATCGGTGGAATGAATTTAATCTTGTGGGGAATTGCGTTTTCGTCCAAAACCCTCTTTATGGCAACCGCACGTTTAAATGGCGATGGTTCTTCATCCGTGTTCATTACCATAATTAATATGGGTCTTTTATTAGCGTCATAAACCTTTCTTACCATAGCAAGATGGCCTTTATGAAAATATATCCACCTGCCTATGAATGCATCGTATCGCAAAACACAACCCCCCACAATTTTAATAATCCAACATTGTTCTTGTTACATACATCTTCTACCTTTGAACACATTGACGTAAAATCGTCAACATTGCTAACGTCCGTGAACAAGTCTTCGGTGTCAAGCATCACACACACTGGCCTTGCTTTGTCTATTATTTCCTGAAGGCGTAGAACACCTTTAACGGTTTCTATCTTTGGAACAACCGAAACACGTTCTTCAACACAACCCCTTATTGTCTCAATTGAACAAGGTTCTTCTACATTTGAAATTGCAAAATACTTTATTTTTTCATGTGTGTTTGCAATGTCAATTGCAGATGTCAATGATATCTTTCCAATCGGTGGTTTCTTTCTGTCTTTTGGAAAGTCAAGAAATACATCCATGTCTGTTTTGTATAGGATTGATTCTAATTCGGTTTCATCTTTTACATACGCCAAGTTCACACGAAGAACAGAATCATCCGGTAGAATAAAACCATCAAGCGAAAGAAGGTGGTTAGATATCAGAATCATACTTATCTCCCTTAACCGATGGAACCTTTACGCATACTGTAGCGGTATTTGTTGTTGCAACAAAGTCGGTTGATTCGTTTGGCTCTATTACAACAATGCTTCCCTTTTCAAGTTCCTTCCCATTCATTGTTGCTAATCCGAAAATGACAACCGTAATTTCGGTTGCTATCTTATGAACGTGCCTTTGTTCTGTGTCACCGCTTTTGTAATACTTTAAAGCAACTTCTACATCTTTTGTTTTAAATACGGTTGGTTCAAAATCGCCAACGAACCATCCCTTTATCATGTCCGATAGTTTATGTGTCTCCACTTAATTTCCTTTACTTTATATCATAAAACTAAACACTTGTCAAGTGTTTTAACGTACCATGGCCTACAAATATCTACCAAGGTATTTCTTTCCTATTCCAAAACCAAGAATTTCCCGCATTGCTTCCAACGCTTCACGAGTGTTATGCTGTCCATAAAACCCAATGTGTCCAGATGAATACCTTCCATGAACCTTGTTATACATTTCCATCATAGTCGCATAGTGGTCGTCAAGACTAAAAAGGAACCTTCTCAAATCGTCTTCGCTACATCCGATAAAGTTTCCAACGGTAGGAATTACTTCGCCTGGAAGCAATAGAAGGTCTTCGTAATGTACAACAAGTTTTGGTTCTTCAATTTTATCAAATGCTTCAAGCGTTTCTAAGTACCACGCTGCTTCTTTCTTTACGATGCCAATGTTTTCTACCCTTGCGAATGGTCTATAGTTCCTTCCGTGCTTGCGTCTTAGAACGTGACTCGATATGGCATCCTTGTAGTCTCTCAAAATCAGGATAACCGTGGTTGGATATTTTATGGTTTTTGCTTCGTGTGTCTTTACACAGGCACTTGAATTGTTTGCCTTAAGTATGTTGAGTGGTGCATCATCTTCCAATAACCTTTGAATGATATACCGAAGCCAGTTTGCACCACTTCTTGGATATCCTAAAATTGTGAATCTACTCATGGTCTTCCCTTAAAAACGCCTCAAGGTCTTCCGGCGTACCGAGTCCAAACATCCTATCTATGTGAAATATCTTTATTTTCTTACCATCAGCAATTGCTTCGTTATAGACTGGACAGACAAAATACTCTCCGTTAGTCCTTATGTCTTTTGCAATCATTTGTTCTGCATACTTAACGTAATCAGAGCCTTTGCGATAGAAATAGATACCCACTGTTGCCTCGGTGCTTATTGGTTTTTTTTCTGCAACTTCACATACATACCCGTTTTCATCCAATTTAGCGAAACTCCATTTACTGTGTACACTCGTAAACGTAAGAATTCCGCCATCAATCCCATCCCCCATTGCGTACATAAATTCGTTGGAATCCCATTGAAGGTATTGGTCTGAATTTGCAATCAGTAGTGGTTCGTCGTTGTCTATGTACTTTTTAGCTAACAGCGTAGTACAAGCAGCACCTTCCGTTATCCCATCCACTTGAACTATTTTGCATTTAGGTGCTATCAAATTCAGAAGGTATTGCAGGTTATACTTTTCATAATGTGCTTTCTGTACTATAAATATGTGCCTTGCGTCTATGTTAAGGTTTTCAACCACAACCTGAATCATTGGTTTTCCGTGAACATCTAGGAGCGGTTTAGGAAAAGAATATCCGGCTTTTTCAAATCTTGAACCTGCGCCCGCCATTGGAATTAGTACATTCATTTTTCCACCCTGCCACTTAGGTTTTGCGTATCCACAAATTCCGTTTATCTTATCTGTTATCGCTCCGTATGTTACGCTGTTGGAATTTTCAACACCCAAAAGATGCGCTCCCGATTCAACGGCTGTCTTTCTACCTATATGTGAATCTTCTATAATCAGTGTTTCATTTGGGTTTATTCCCGCCTTAATCATGCACCTTAAAAACATCTCTGCATTAGGTTTTGGTTGCTTAACGTCCTGATTTGAAAAGAAGAAGTCAACATATTCCATAAACCCTTTTCTTAAAAGTGCAAGTTTTACCGTTGCCCTGATGGAATTTGACGCAACACAAATAATAAATCCATCGCTCTTAAGTCTTTTCAGAACAGAACAAAGTCGTTCATCAACGGTGAATTTGTCTATTAGTTTAAGGGTTTCGCCCTGCTTCTTACTCCATACATCATCGTAAAGTTTCTTTGGAAGACCCTTGTTCTTGGTAAGAAGGTTAAGTTTCACCGTTGTCGGTCTGCCATCATAAATTGAAAGGTGTTCATCACGCCCTATAACATACCTTTCATCAAAAGAAAGCAATGCACCATTTAATGCTTCATAGTGCAAGTCCTTCATGTTAATAAGGACTCCATCCAAATCAAAAATTATCAGCTTAATCAACTAGCTATCACCCTTTTCTGTTTCATCATCACAACTTCTGAATACGGATTCATTACATATCTATACTTTTTCCGCATTCTCTTGCTCCACTCAACGTCTTCGCCTTGCCCCCAACACAAACTTTCGTCAATCGGGTCTGCTTCCATAACCCACTTTTTTGCAACCCAATACGCACCACTTATATACATTAGTTCGGTTTTTTTGTAGGTGTTGTAATCGACTCGGCACAGTCCAAGTTGGGGGTCATCCCACGTAACCCAGTCTCTGTATCTTGTTCCGTCTTTATTTGTTATTACGTTCATGCACACATCCCATGAATTGCCGAACTTAAGGAACCCTTCGTACCATCCTTCGCTAAGCATTAGGTAGTCGTGCATATAAACTATATTTTCGTTAGTTGCATTTTGCGTGATAAGGTTTTTCTTTTTAGATATCCACCTTGGTTTTATGTTTTCGTCAAACGGGATGTGGGTTATTCCGCTTATGCCTTCGCCACCAACGACTATTATTTCAGCATCGGCAACTTCATCCCGAATAGACTTTATTATCATTGGCAATTTAAGGTTGCCTGCGGTTATGATTCCAAATGTGAATGTCACGAATCCTCCAATTATTTTAATAGAATAGAACTTCTTGATCTTCCTTATGGCTAGTTCTGTTTTCGCTCATCCACCACCAGAACATTTCTTCACCATCTTTCCAGCGATTTACCGATTTCTTTCCTTGTGCTTTTTTGTTGTCATAACACTTAATAAACGCTTTTATAAAAAGGTTTCCAAATTTTGGATATCGTTCAAATTCAATCTTCCTGTGGCTTCCAGCCATTGGGCACAGCAGACAACCGACTCTCTTCCAACCTTCGTCATATAACGAACAATATGGAATGTTAAATTTTCTTATAAAGTCCCAAACTTGTGTATCTGACCAATCAATAATTGGATGAACAAAATTTTTTGAATTATCGTTGTAACAGGTTTCCACCATTTCCCTATTTTTACGACCACTTGACTCCGCATGGCGTATTCCTGTAATTACATACCTACCGGTTCCACCACGTTCCTTGTATTCTTCGCAACACCACCTACGCTGTCTTTGTGGAAACCCCTTTATTACCAACCTTCTAAGCAGCGGTTCTTTTGGTCTTTCAATAATAACATCTTTGTGATAGTCCCTGATGAAATAAACCAGTTCGGGTGGGTCAATGGTGGTTAGGTTATAGTGTGCATCATATTTTACCCCTGCCATATCTGCCAAAGCCTTGATGACCACCGAATCCTTGCCACCAGAAAATGCAAGATAATATCCTTCAGGTGGTTCAAATTCCTGTAACCGATCTATTGATACCTGCACAATGTCAATATCACCAAACAGCGTATGGTCTATCAACGCTCTTCCTCCAATCGTATCACCCCCAAGTTGAACCCTGCGGGTCTTGGAATTACAACTTCAACGTCCTTGCCAAAGGTATCTATAAAAAAGTTATGTACTTCGTTTGTAAATGTGTGGCAATCGTGAAAAAACAGATGGCATTTATCTATATTTATAAACGGAAGAACGGCGGTGGCGTCTAATATTATCTGTTTTGGAATGTGGTTTCCGTCAATAAAAACATAGTCTATGCTTAGACCAGAAAGGATTTCATTAACCATGGAAGGGCTGTGACCAGTTACACATTTGACTATGTCTCCCACGCCACACAGTGAGTGCAACGCAACGGCAATCTTGTGCCCCATTGTATCAAAATATGTGTTGGTTGACATTGCGTATGTGCTGTTATTTTCCTTAAGGCTTTCTTCTACATAAGTGTCTAATGTTATTATTGTTCCACCCGTTTCAAGCATTCCAAGCCCCGCCGCCAACGAAGATACTCCGAACGCTGTTCCACATTCGTATCCACATTTAAGGTCGTTTTCAATAATATCTTTCTGAAGGTATCTAAATTCTATTTCGCTTATTGAAATCGGCGTGTCGTGCTTTTCCATCCTTAACGAGTTTCCGATTGAAACAAGTTTAGATGGAAGGTCAAGTTTTAATATTTCGCTATATTTCACTTTTACTCCCGAACAAGTATCTGTTTCTCGGTATGTGGTCTATTTTAACGTCAGTCCATTTTCTGTCTAATTTTTTAATTTCCCCAAAGTAGTTCACGTTATCTATTTCGGAAAACATATCCTGATAAGCGAAAAGAAAGCTATCAAAGTATGGAAGGATTAAATCAATCTTTTCACGCAGCTTTAATGGGGTTTCACTTAATGACCAACACGCTATAAACAAAGACTTTTTACCAGTTGGAATCTGCGAATTTGAAAGCTGAAGTGAATTGTCAGTAGTCTTTACCAGAAGTTTTTTGATATCCCAAATTTCAGAAACATATTCAGCATCAATTCTACACGAATCAAGATAGTATCTTTGGAGTGCGGAGAAATGTGGGAGGTCATATATAACGTAATCACCACTGAATCCAAGTTCGTTAATCAGGCGACACATACATCCATAGCCGCCACCGAACTCAAAAATGTAGTCATAATTTCTTACATCTTCCCCTGTCGCATCCATGAATCTGGCTAGATGATATGCCTGATGAACCAAGTTTCCATCTGACGGTGGATTGCCAACCTTGCTTTCTTCTATCGGTACATTTTTATCTTCAATGTATGCTCGTTCAATCCCAAGGTAGTTTGCCTGTGAAACAAACATCGTCTGTGTTATAACTGGCCACCTTAAGAAGTTGTCGATATCTCCAACGCTTATGTTTGCAGAAAGTTGTTCTACAAATTCTTTCCACTTTTTAGTTGCGTTTCTACCAACCTTAAGGTCGGCAATTTCATCTTTCAACTTCTGTTGTCGTTCTAATTTCGCTTGGTTAAGCAACATATTAACAGCAACATTGAAGGCGTTATCTTTCTTCATGTTTGCGACTAGAATAGAAATTACCTTATCTTTTGAATAGCCTGAAAGATAAGATATTTTGGTAAGGGATTGCAGAATGTTTATTGTGTTGTCCATTCTTATAAAGAATCCATTGTAGTTAAAATTGCACCCCAAAACTCGTAATCGAGGATATCGCTTCTCATAACTTCGTATAGGTTTCTAATCTCGTAAATAGCAGCACCACCATTCCATTCACCACATAGCAACGATTCTATTGTGTCAATTGTTATTTGATGATATTTGCGACTATCAACGGCTTCTAAAATGTCTTTTAGTATTTTATGCTTCATTCTATCTCCTCAAATATATCTCCAAATCTATTTTTCCACAAGTGATCTTTGTGTGTTCTTTCGTATCCAGCTTTCGTTATTGCTTCTCGTTCTTCTTCGTGTTCAAGGTAGTAACTTATTTTTTCTTTCAGTTCTTCCTTAGTTTTAAAGCAAACAATCTCTTTATCAATCTCAAAATAGTCTTCTATTCCTTCAACATATTCACAGAGAAGCATTGACTTTGATGCGGTTACTTCAAAGGGTCTGCACTTAATCTGCATCCTTCCATCTGAACCCTTTGAAAAGTTTATACATATCTTGCTACGATTATAGGCTTTTGCCATTTCCTTAAAGTCTATCATTCCGTTTGGTTGACCTTTTCCGTATCGTTCAACCTTAAGTTCGTCTAACCATGCCATTCTATCGCCATATGCTTGTCCACAGAAAGATACGTCTATATCCTTTTCAAGTTCATAGTCTTTAAAGTAGAATGGGTTTGCAGCCCATTGAGATAAAATTGGCTTCATAGGTCTTCCCCGTTGTCTGCTTTCTTTAAAAGCATTTCTATCTTTTCCTGCATTTCTTTTGTCTTGTAAACGCTTTCGCAATCAAATGTCAATTCTTCGTTTAACCTAATCTTTATAGTTTCTTCCGTTGGGTTTCCACGGCTAAAATCATCAACAAACACAGAAACAACGTTGAGTGTTATTGTTGTTTCACCACCTTCCGTTAAAACTTCGGTCGCCTTAACGGTTCTTTGATAATACGAATTTCCAAACATATCAATTCACTATACCTGCAATATTCTTCTTCTTGGAAGTTCAATACACGTTAACATTCCGCCCATTGCCGCACCAGTATCTATTCCAATTTTATTTTCTTCTACAAGTGGAAATTCAAGTGGGGTGTGTCCAAAAATAACAGTCTTGCCAAAATCATATTTAGAGTTAATGAATTCATATCTAATCCAAGTCAACCATTCAATGTCTTGTTCTTCCAATGGAATGTTTGGTTTTAACCCAGCATGTACAAAAATATATTCTTCTGTTTCATAATATGGAAGTAGTGATTTAAAAAATTCCATGTGTTCTCTTGGAATAGACCCACCATATGACCTTATTGTCGTAAGCCCACCATTCATGAGGTGCAAGTTTTCGTTAATTCCATCAAGGCAATTAAGGAACATTTCTTCGTGGTTCCCAAGCAAGCATATAACATTGTGTTTCTTCTTCAAGTCAATGACGAAACCAACTACTTCTTTTGACTGTGGCCCCCTATCAACGTAATCCCCAAGAAACACAACGGTATCGTCCTTTGATATTTCAAGCAAGGAAAACATTTTTTCTAGTTTTTCTAGGCAACCGTGTATGTCGCCTATTGCAAAAATGTTACCCATTTAAAATAATTTCCAAATCAAAACATATATCACGTTCATTGGTTGTGAAGTTATATCCTTGTGCATACCACTTTGCACCGATTCCCTCAAGGGTATTCCTTATTAAATCATCAACATCTTCATCAAGTTGACCATCATATATCACTTTAAATTTTTTCTTAATCATAATTTTTTCCGCCTTTTGCTTATTGCCACAGTCGGTAAAGTAGGGATGGTAGTTGTCTAGCTACGCCTGCCACGGCCCCTTCCACGTCCTAACCCTAAACCACGGCCTAGTCGCCTGAAAAATCCAACCTTTTCTTCTGCTACAATTGTTTCTCCGCTTTTAGTTGTACACGGCCCTAACCCACGTCCAGTTTTCGGACCCCTACCCTGAGGCCCCATTCCGTTCTGTCTCGGCATTATACTTTTCCTCCATCTTTTTATTTTTTTAAATATTTTTGGTAAGATTCTTCGTTAATGCTACTAACAATTTGTATGGCTTCGTCAACCCTCGCATTGTGTTCCGCAAGACCACATTCACAAATGCGTGGCCTATCTCCACAATAATCTTCGTGAGCTGGACATGAATACCAACAATCCTCATCTACATAGTAGTGATTCTTCCTGCGAAACGATTCGATTATTTCTAACAACCGTTTTGTCTTCACTGCCTAGTCCACACAAACTTCTGCTAATGCTTCTTCAATGGCTTTAATTTCGCTAGTCGTTTCGTCAATATCTTCTTTTGGCCAATTCTTTTTACGCATCAACTCAGGCACACGCTTTAGACTGCCTAAGATAATAAGCCAAATATCACGAGGTGTGTTGATAATCCCTTCAGTTCCGTCACTAAGTCGATACCTTACTCCCTCAATATTTGAAACAACCAGTTCTTTGGTTAACTTCATAATTCACCTTCCTTCAAATATTTTTGATACACTTCTTCCTGTGCTATCGCTGCCGTTATGGATTCCGCTGTAATACCAAGATGTGTCGTAATACTTTTCGCCACATTCTTCGCAAATATATCTCCATGAATCCAGGTTATACGGAGGGTCAGTTATAAGATTTAACCAACCGGCACATTTTGGACAAACTCTAACACATATACACCTATATACGTATTCTTCTATCACCTTGTTTTGACGTTTTTTTTCTTCAGCCTCGGCAACCCTTCTAAGAACTTCTTCGTTTTTTGTATCTTCTATCTTTATGCTCATTTCTTTTCAATTTTTTCTTTTGGTTTAAATTTGATGGTTGCCTTTAATGCCCTTTCCCACGTTCCATTAATGGATACAACCATATCGCTTTCATCTGCCAATATCCCACAAAATTCTTCCAATGCGTCTTTTGTTTTTTCGTCTAAAAACTTACCAAGAGCGCACTGCATGTCATTTTCAAGTTCTTTTAGTCTCTTTGTTTTTTCCATAAGGAACCTCGCTTGCCAAATAGTTTTTGTACACTTCTTTTTTAAAAGTACAGCCCCTTTAATCTGTGGGGCAAAAAATTACCGAATACCCGCAAAGGGTACAGGTTGCTTCACGCACTACAAGTGAAACAATTACATAGTCAGAAATAAGCTTACGCTTTGGCTTTGTAAGTTCATCGAGTGAAACACGTGCCGCCCTGTCTGGAAAACATGTTGATATTGTCCTAAACGTAACATCTTCTCCGCCACATTTTGGGCAATAATATGCCGTTTTATCCATGGCCTACGCCTCAGTTTCCTTCAAATACTTATCATACGCCTCTTTATATGTGGTCACTACGTGCCTAAATCCTTCTGCGTAGTCCTTTGAATAATCATCGTACCTCCAGTTGTCGTCACAGAACCAACCTATCGTACTACGCTTTTCTGAAATCTTTTTCCACGCTTCAACGGGAATGTGGTCTTTGTAGCATACGTGGAATATGTGCGTTGGGTCTACCCTGTCTATCCAAGCAAACAACCTGTCAACCATTCCCTGCCTGCCGAAATATTTCATTTCGATATCCCAATAGAATGTAAACACTTCACCAAATTCTTCCAACGACTTCAGAAAGGTGTAAACTTCAAACGAAACTTTTGAAGCATCAAGATAGTCTCGGCCCCAGCACACAAGAAGTATCTTATTCCCCGGATTTGCCCTTACGTCAATGCCCTGAATGCCATCCACCATCTGAAGATACATATCCGTTCTTCCACGTTCGTAATTCTTGCTTACCGAATCTCTTGCAATGGTATAGTCGAACCTTCCACCGTCTGACTTTATTCCCGGTTTGTTCATGGCAATTCTTAAAAATAGTTCATGGTCGTACATGTGGTTTCTACAATCATTCAGGTAGTCGCTGTAATGTACGTCTTCTGTTCGCATTAATGCACAATACGAAACATAATTGTGGTTTATGAAATTGTTCATTTCAAACGGTGGAACAACAACAAACTTTTCATCACCATCTGTAATGTGGCACATATCGGTATATGCAAAACCACATTCGGGATGTGCTTCAAGCGTGTTCATCGTTTCTTCGATGTAATCTTCAGTAACGGAATCATCTGCATCAAGAAACATAACGTACTTTGTCTTAACTCGTTTAAGTGCTTCGTTTCTTGCGCTTGCAACCCACCTGTTTTCTTTCAGCTTAATTAGTTCTACATCGTATTTCTTAACAACTTCACACGTATCATCCGTGGAGGCATCGTCAACGACTATCACTTTTGGTTTTACGGTTTGCACCAATAGGGAATCTATCGAACGCCCTACAGTCTTCGCACCATTATGAACCGCTATTATTGCCGTAACCCCATCTTCAAGTTTAGCAACAGGTTTTATGTTTTTGACTGTCTTGTCTATTCGTTTGAATATCCTATCGGGTGCAAAGTTGGTGGCAACGTAATTTCTGTAATCTTTAGAGTTATAGTCACCTTCAATCATGGCAAGAAAGTCGTCTATGCTTGTCCACAGATATTCAGGCTTATAGATGTTTTCCGCACCAACAAAGTTATGAATTATAGGTTTTATGCCCATTGCCATGGATTCGCACAGCCCCATTCCCTGTGATTCCCAAGGGCTTGTACAGACTGCATAGTTTTTATCTTTAAGCCATTCTTGCATATTTTCTATATACCCATGGTAAGAAACGTTCTGTTCTATCCCAAGTTTATTTATTATGTGTTTAATGTAAAGTCCAAATCTAGGGTCTTGAATTCTACCAGCAATATGAAGCATATATGAAGGGTCTTTTTTAACCAATGCATTGAAAGCGTGAATCAGTAGCATGATTCCCTTTTTTGCGTTTATGTCTGCAACAAAGGCAAGGTTTTTCCCGTTTTCCCTTTCTGCAAATTCCCATTCTTTAACTTCAAGCGGGTTGGGGATTATCTGATAGCTTTTAATCTTGGCTTGCTGAAGTGCCAAGTCCTGAACATGTTTAGCTACAAAAATTACTTCGCTTATCTTGTCCCAATTAATCCTTGGAATGTATCCCGAAAGAACTTCGTAGCTATGACACCTTAAAATAACTTTTTTGCCATCCAACAAATCTGAGTGCGTTAATTGAATCGCAAGTTCGTTAGCCCATTCAATCCAAACCACATCTGCATTGCTTATAGCCTTTTTGATCTGTTCTTGGTCATTGCTAAAACACGTTGTAACTGTGTGTGATTTAGAAAAATGTGCTTCTATTGGTTTAAGAAAGTTCTGTAATCCGTTAAGACAAAGTATTGATATGTTCATAAGCATCCTGTTTTAAACGCAAAAAGGCCACCACGTTATGCAATAGCCTTTAATTTCATGGTAGCCTCCCGTAGCTGATTCCCGAAAAATTGTTAATCTTGATATGTGTATATCACACTTTCTTGAGTTTGTCAAGAAAAAAGTTGGGCATGGTGATGCATTTTTATAACAAATAGGTTCCGCAATTAGCACAGTATTTACTGTTCGACTTTGCGGTTCTTCCACACGTTGGACATTTTACTTTGTCTGTTGTTGCAACAAACTTTTCCACTTTTATTCCAGAGTCAGTGTACCCCTTCAAAACAATGTTAATTACATTGCTTTGTGATTCAAGGGTTTTTGTACTTCCATATTGGAAGTCTTGCCTTGTTTCTGAACCCTTAACGGTGATTCCTTCGTCTTGAGTTGGGACACAACTATTTACAAAACAGCCCCCTCTTGTGGTTGTCTGGGGACTACAACTACTTATGTCGGAACTACAAGTAATTGTAGTGTCCCTATAGGGCTGCGGTGTCCACGACCCTTGGTCTGTGTACCATGGGTTTATGTATTTTTTTACATATACATCTTCATACTTCTTGGTAACTTCAACTCGTTCTTCAAACCAATATTCAACCGTCACAATCCCATCGTCGACCCTATCTCCACGATGTTTTACAATTTCTTCTGTCTTTTGAATGAACTTAAATTTGTTGCGAACAGACATTCCTTCAAGAAAACCAACCAATTCAACTTCGGAAAAACCGTCAACGACTATCCTTCCATCAGTTACGCTTTCCCCATCAATCGAAATGCTTGCTACTGCCTTTCTTGAATCCTTGTTCTTCAGAAGAATAGAATACTCAGAACCAAATGGCAACCTTACTTCTCCACCTTGTTCCCTGAGAACCTTTCCTCCACATTTAACCACTACGATAAAATTATTTTTGTACACCATTACATCCTCCTGAGGAGCTTGCGACTAACGCCCCAAATGTTTTAAGTCGCAAAAGATTTACACCATGCCCAATATTTTAGTGGGGAGGGGGTGGCGAAAGGAGGGCCAATTCCACCCCGAACTTAGTGTGTGGGCTCGATATGCCCGCCACTTAAACATTATCTAAGTCTCCCCGTTTTCTTCTTTCGGTTCTTTCCAGAGATCGTTCTCTAGCAAAAACTGTGTTAATCCTTCAGATATTCCATCAAGCAGTGCTTCTTTGTTGCACTCATGACCAATGTTTCCCATACAAAATATTTGGTCAACTGCGTGGACAACCTCATGTATAAAAACTACAAATTGATTTGTTGGTGATTGTGGAGAACCGCCCAAAGTATTTGCCTTAACCCTAATTGTTTTAGTTTCGCTATCATTTTGGCCTGTAAATTCCGACGTTTCATCGAAACAATATGGGTGCATTACTTTGTATGTATGCCCGCCCAATTTAAACGTTTTTGGAAACATAATTTCTCCCGGTTGTTTTCTGGAGCCACGGGAAGGCTTCGCTCCCTCGACATGCCGATTACAAATCGGCTATTCTACTAGCTGAATTACCGTGGCGTTATCTGGTCTAGGTGGATGGTTCCGCCCCACCGACCTCTTAGGCCCAAACTAAGCGCTCTACTGCCTGAGCTACACCTAGATGTTTTGGTTTTTAGGCTGTTGCTTTAGAAATGCCGTTACCGTGGTAGGACATCTTTCTGCCAAGCAACCATCCATTTTCCTGATATTCTTTAATTTCTCCCCTTTTCACTCTCTTGGTTTCAAAAAATTCATCATTGTAAATCCAACTTGTTCCGTAGTGACTGTTCCCGCTTCCAGATTGCCTAATTGAATTTGCACGTCCAATTTTTAGCTTTGTTTCTTCGGTATGCTTTTTCCCCAAAAAGGGACTTGGCATTCCACGCACTGAGCCATTCTTTGCCCTACCCTTTTCTACCATATCTCTCATATTATCATCATTAGTTCCAATAAAGAGATGTTCTGGGTTTATGCATTTGGGATTATCGCAATGATGGCATACGAACATCCCATCTGGTACATATCCTATAAAAACAAAATACGACAGCCTGTGCGCCCTTCTGCTAGTAAATTGGTTTCTCCTAGCAACACCATATCCATGCATGTTTAGACGCCTATTCCACTCCCAACAATCAGTTTCTTCGTTAACTGTTGAATTTTCTATTAAGTATTTTCTTATTTCGTCTTTTGTCATATTGATAATTTTTATATGCGTTCTTCCTTAATAAAGCCTTCGTCAATAAGATTATATACAAACGCATTAAGTCCAATGCCCCTGTTGACGTTTAGTTTTGTGTTTTTTACAAAGGACACGAGACTGTCTTTCCATCCGTCTACTGCCATCCCACTAGCCTTATCATACAACAACCTTCCTTTAAATTCAAACGAACGTATCCTCCCATCCAATATCGAATATTCTATGTTCGTTTGTGGTGCTGATATTGTTGTAACTGTTGCCATTATAATATCTCTGTTTTTATTTAAAAAATAAATTGATTGCGGTCTTATTTTTTAACTACAACATATCACACTTTCTGCTAAATGTCAAGTCTTTTCTGCGACTATTTCTTTTTTGGTTTCCTTCTAGCTACACCCTTCATGGCTTTGGCTTCTTTAGCCTTTTCGTCGGCCATTTTTTGTGCCGCCTTAATCGCCGCATTATATCTTTTCTTGTCATTAACAATTACCTGTGATTCAGCGATTGTCCTAGCATCGTTTTGGGCTTCCCATTCTTTGTCGAAAGCTGTGTCTAACTTTGCCATAATGTCTCCTATTTCTTCAAACTTGGATATTTCTTGTAAACGGCTCTTTTAACTGCGGCTATTTCCGAAGCGGTTCCGTATTGTGCTACCCTTGCTAAGGCGTTTCTCGCCCTTGCGATTGTGTCTATTGGATATTTACGCTGTTTTGGAAAAACAAAAGCACTATCCGGTAGTGCGTTACGTCTTTTGGTCGTTAGTTCCGCCATCTGTTGCACCCTTCAACCTGTTATCGGTCTTATCTACTTTTGAAACTGCCGCACCAATCATAGCGGTTGTAAGTTCGGCGTTTTCGCTTGACAATATCAAATCCTTTTCCTGCTGAATTGTCCTGTTGTTTGGAAGGACTTCCTTAGCTTTAAGGTATGACAAAAATGTATCAACTGAAATTTCATTGTTCTGAAGCGCAACAAAAAGTGCTGTAAGGACTTGGGGATCAACATCGCCAGTCGTATAATCCTTGTTCAAGACTACGTTTATCTTTTCTATTTCAGATTCCATTGCCCCAACCCATCTTGCCAACCATGCAAGAACACCCTTCATTCCTTCTTCGACACAAGAAGCGATATTGCTTAGCACTGCAAAGTCTGAAGTCTGTCTAATTAAAAGACCTTCGGCAGTTTCAACCCCACGCCTCTGCTGTTCTATCATTCGTGACCCGACAACAGCCATCTGCTTTTCAAGTTTGTCGAGTCCGTTTTCGAGAGCACCAACGCTATCTGCGGTAGCCTGCATTATTCCACATTTTGCGTTCGGGTCGTCTGAAACCCACGCAGTTGAAGAACCTATTCTTAGTGTTGCACCTTCTTCAAGCTTGAATCCTGCCGCCCATGGTGTTGGAAGTCCACAGTAGTGAAGTGCGTGAAAGTAATCAACATTTACCACAAAATGTTTTACGTTCAAATATGCGAGGTCAAGCAAGGGGCTTTCTTTCGGATTTACACTGTTTTCTTGAGCACCGAAAAACACAAATGGAATTTCTGTTAGTTTCTTGCCCATTACTTCTGGTTGGATTGTTGATTCTACCTGCCACGCACTCCCAACCTTTTTGTGAAGAACCTGTTCATAAATCCCTTCTTCGTTTATTCTTAATTCCCTAACCATTTCAACTTCTTCGGTTTCGTACGGGTCTGTATTTTTTGGGACAAAAGCGCTTTCCTTCAATGTCAGTCGCATTAATTTTATTTTGTCACCAAATCGTTCTGTAACAGGGTAGAGAATCGAAGTTGCAGAATACATCGCAAGTTTTGGGTCTCCACCTTCGGGTGGCGCATCAATCAATATCCCATAATACCCATAAGAAATATCTTCCGTTACTACCTTTCGCACGACTTCTTCAAAGTTCTTTCCATCCAAAGTCATGTCCTTAAATAGTCTCTTAACCTTTTCTGGGCATTCTGCTTCGGGCGGCTTCCGCATTATTGCACCCGTAAGACCCTTTTGGGTACGAGTGGTTGCGCCATAAAGTGAACCACGCTTCAGGTAGGCATCGTATTCATCTGACGACTGACTAGTAAGTTGCGGAACGTATGTTGTTCCTGCGTCCTTAATCTTCTTTTCGCTCTGAAGGTCGCTTATCATCTGCCAACCTTCTTCAAGGTCAATATAGTACGGACTCTTGCTATCAACAGGCATGTCCAAACTCCTTTAATTTATTCCGGGTCTGCTAATAGTTCCGAAAAATGGGTCACAGCCATGGCATTAACTAGAACTTCAGTTCCATCGTCAAATAGCCACCTGTCAACGCTTAGCAAGCCAATTCTTTTTTTTCGTGCTTCTCTATCGAACAGAAGGAAATCCTTGTATTCGTCGGGAAGCGAATCTTTGTCAACCTTAATCCACATCATGTGCCACTCACTTTTACCATTCCTGAATATCCCTTGTTTTCAATCCACTTTAGAAACTGTGACGTTGCATCTACCATATCGTCATGTACATAAAGTGGGAATTGAGTCATTTCACTTTCGTAGTCTACCAACCATGGTGCTTTTTCTGGTAGCCACACCTTTCCTGCTTCTATTTTGTCAGACTCTACTGACATTCTTATTTCTTTACTTATATTTCCTGGTTCTATCGCAATTACCGGAATTCTTGTGTCGTATCGCAAGTCCTGAATTAAACTCTGACCAGAAGCCTTGTCTTCTATCAAAACAGCATTTGGGGAATGTTTTTCATACTGCTTTTTTATTTCAACCTTAAGTTTTGGATATTCTACCCTTTCCCTGAAAACATCTAACAAATAATATCCGTCTTTTGCAACCCCCCACGTTAGACATACGCTTGGGTCGTTGAGCTGTTCTGGTTTATAGGCGCAGTCGATGCTCTGTACGATTCTTTCAAATTCTGGTTTCTTTGTGTAATATTTAAACCACGCAAGTTTTATTATCCCACCTTCTATGTCAACAGGTCTTTGCTGATACTGTGCATTCCATTCGCGTGTTCCGACTGTAAGTTTAACAAATTCAAGATATTCTTTTTCAAATATTTCAAGTTCAGGCCAAATTGGGTCTCCAGCTTTTCTTCTTATTATGTCATCATCTACTTCAGCCAAAGCAGGGATGCTTACTACTGTCCAATTTTCCCTCTTGTGTTCTGTTAAAAGCCATCCGGTTAAGTCGTTGTTTGTCCATCTTGTCTGACAAACTATAATGGCATTGTTAGACATTAAACGAGTATAAGCATCACCCTGATACCACGACCTTAATCTGCCTTGCTTTAATGCGCTATCTGCTGCCTCGCGTCCTTTTATCGGGTCATCTATGATAAGTAAATGAGCACCACGACCAACTATCTGACCACCCAAACCGATTGAAAAATATTCGCCACGTTGGAGAGTATTCATTCTGTGGATGGATTTTGACGTTGGAGCTATGTTGCAAACAGGGAAAATCTTCGTGTGCAACGGGTCTGTCATTTGATCTCTTACTACACGCCCAACATCGTCTGCCTTATCCTGTCCATGGGTTACAAATATTATCTTCCTGTCAGGGTTCCTTCCCCAATACCATGCGGGGAAAAACTCTGAAACTAGCATTGTCTTTCCTGAACGGGGTGGAAGGTTTATAATAAGTCTTTTTATCTTTCCACTTTCAACGTCCTGAAGTGCGTTTGCCACTATAAGGTGGTGTCTTGCTATTTGATATCCGTTCCAAGAAGCAACCACATAGGCAAGCAGCTTTGAATAACACAACTGTTCTGGTGTTGGTTTTTGTAAAACATCAGTCATCAACTACTTCCGCTTCCATAACATCTTCAAGTTTGTTAAGGCTTGCAGCCCTAACAATGGCATCAACCGCATCTTTGTCAAAGTTCAAATTAAGAGAGGGTGCAGCAGAGCGTTCATCCCAACCCTTGTCTTTACCAAGGCACTTTATAGCAAAGATGGTAGAATTGGACTGCGCCATTCCACGCTTGTCATCACTTGCTATTTCGTAGTTAAGCCGTACGTATTCATCTAGCATTTCTTCTCGCACGGCTTCGAGTGCTTTTATAAAGTCTGGGTTTTTCTTCCAAACCCCATAATACCTGTGTCCATCAACCCCCACCGCTTTCATCGCACGCTTAACATTAAAATTATTCCTTGCGAATGCTTCGATAAACATTTTCATCTTAACGCTGTCGCCAGTATCGTCATCATCTTTAAACGGGATAAGGTCTGTTGCAGCAAGAATTCCGATTCCGGTTTCTTTTACTTCTTTTGCCTTTCTAAGTTCTTCTTTAAACCAACTATCCTTTCTAAACTTACGATAGTACATCATATAGTTGGTTCCTGCTTCGTCACAGGCTTCAAGCGCACCCTTGTTGTCAGCAAGAAGCCTTATGACTTTCATTGCAAGCTCTTTTTCTTTTGCGTTAAGTGCCATTTCTTGTCCTGATTTGTAACTATTTTCTGCACACACCTACTTTACGATATATCCAACACAGAAAACTTCTTATAGGTTCTAAGAAACTAAAACATTGAAAGGGGCAGACGGAGCAGTAAAATCGAAAAAACTTTCTATCTCCACGATATCCGAAATATTCCCACTTTCATCAGAGGCAGAAAGTCCTATCTGATATGTTCCTTCAGACAACGGAAGTTCGGTTGGTGCAATGACCTCATAATAGAACTTTCCTTCCACAAATGGAATCTCGACATGTAAATCTTCATACGCAAATGGAACCCCATCTGAAACCTTATAGTACATATTAAATTTACTTACCCCTACCCCATCGTGCTCAAACGATATTGTCCTTGGTTGGATATACATTTCTTTTCTCCTTAGTTAAATATTGGTTCTGATATTCGTTTATACAAAATCCACGGTTGTTCAACAAAAACTCCGTCCTTTGTTATCATAGACCTTGGGCCGTTTGAATTGGTCCATTCTGAATAATTTCTAGCACCTTCATCCGTTGCTATAATATAAGCCCTTACAGAAACGATGTAATGACCAGTTGCTTCCTTTGGTATAAAAATAAATAGTTCAGTTGTTTCCCAAAACCGTTCTGTTTTTCTTTCTATGTTATATTCTTTTAATTCAAACCCATCGACAGTTCCTTCTTGATCCCATTCGTAGGTTGTTGTTGCATCATCAGATATGTATAGATACGCTTCATACAGCGTAGTATCTGCACTTGCAATTCCAACCAAGAAAAAAATAGGTAGTAGGGTTGCTTTAAGGTATTTCATATTACCCTCGGATACCTTGCCCTCAGGACAAGGTTAATAACATCGGTTTCACCGCAAATTGTCTGACTGTGTATGCCAAGCAGCTTGACAAAATACGATAGCTAGTGCATACTATTGTATATAATTTGGTTAATATATGAAACTCATAAGAACCGTAAAACTTAAGCTTGATGTTCCGGTAGAAACCATTCAACCAACCGTTGATGCTTATACACGTGCATTTAATTTTGTGTGTCAACAAGGTTGGAATGATAGTGATTCTAATGGAGTATCTTTGCACAATAAAACCTATTTTACCACTAGA